TAAAGTCAGTAAGTTTATCTGACCTAGCAGTAGTCCAGTCTATCATATCCTTTAATACTTTGTACATACTCTTTATTTCAAGTCCCATTATATCTCACCTCACCTTGAAAATGTCTTTCCTACACGAAATACTGAATATGGTTCTACTGGGTGGACAATGAAGTCTATAAATATAGCACGTCCGTGGCTATTAAGTATTCCATTACTACCGTCTGCTCCATCAGAATTCTTAAATACAGCCCTAATGTCACTCACTCCAAGTACCCTGAAATCCCCTAGTACACATTCTTGCACTTCTAGCTTGATTTTTATAAGCCTTTCCATAGTAACCTTACCACCTATCATATTTATAAGGTTACAACCCCATTCTGGATGCATCATCAGTGTACCTTTAGGTGTCCCCAATCTGGTAATAAGCTGCTGTCTTAAATTGTTGATTCCTTCACTAAGAAGTATGTCTCCATCATTGCCAGCATTCAATGTTCCCAAGGTTTCCAGATTAGTAACCCCATTATAGGAAGTCTCAGTAGAGTACAAATCTAAGTCACATCCAAATGTGTATTTTTCAAGTTCTTCTGAAAGATTATTAGTTTTCTTAGGTATATGTATCCCTGTAGTTGGTATAACCAACCTACTACCTATTTTAGCCACTTCATCAGTGTTATCAAACTCATGTGAATTTATCTCGGAATCAATAAATGGATACATCAACCCATTTACAATTACAAGTTTCGTCCAATCCACATTATATGTTGCTCCTATAGACTGAATAGTGTCACCAGGATTAACAGTATGAGTCATGTATCTTGCTTTCATTGTATCACTTCCTACAAATAAATTATCACGTCAGTATGAACCTGCATCATAAGTGACTCTAGCTGCCTTAACTCAGCAGACACATTCTGAGTGTAAAATTTGGTTACATCAGTACTATTATACTCAAAATACATTATTACTGCTTGTATGTTTTTAATCAAAGTTCTCATTCCTGTAGAGGTAATTGTAGCTTCAGGTGCTCCTTGAGAATTATACATTTCTTCTAGCTTTATATATACCATCATGCTTTCTAGCAGGATTGTTTTAAGCAAGTTTATCTCTGTCTTAGTTAGATAATATTTTGGCTTGTATTGTACAATATAGTCATAAATAGTACTGTCGTAAGTTCTATTTTTAGCTATTGCTTGTATCACTCTTTCCTTTGGAGTAGCACCTACTGGATATGTGTACTCTGGAGACAGTATGTTAGGGTCATACTGAAGCATTCTTTTCCACATGTTATAGGTTTCTACTGAAACTACATTTCCAAATATGATTTCTTCTATAAGAAAATTTGATTTTTCACCTTCTTTTAGGAGGTCTTTACCTTTGAATCCTTGTACATTATATACAACTCCTGCGTCATTTATTTTCAGTTCTTTAGCAGTATAATAGCCAGTAACAGGAGCAATTTTGCCTTCGTATCCTCCAATTAATGGTGCTATGAGCTGCGCTAAAGAGTGACTCTGATTTCTTAACACATAATTAGTCTTAGTCCTTGTATTAGTAAGTGTAGTTACATCAGCTTCTGTATTAAGGGCTGCTGAAGCAGTTCTATACACACTTCCTCCAGACACTTCAGTCTTAGTTTCTTTGGTAGTAGTTGAGTTATTATCAGTACCGTTTTCAGTATTCTCAGCATTTTCATTGTTTTCTTCTGTAGAGGTATCTATTTCAGTTGTAGCACCTTCCTTGTCTGGATTACCTATAACTCCTACAGAGGTTTCTGGTTCTCCTATCTTACGTATTCCCCATAAACTAATGGTATATTGATATACATGAGGTCTGGCTTTACTTCTATATAATTCAATACCATTTTGTGTAGGATAACAATACCAGTATTCGTTATCTGTGTAATTATAGAACCTTATAAGCTCAGTGACTTCTTCACCGTCTTTAATGGCATTAAACACACTTCTAAACAAATCTCTGAGTTGTTTCCATCTTTGATAACCAGTATCTACACCGCTATCTCCATTTAGATTAGCAGCTGTAGTATTTAACTGTGTAAGTGTTTCCGTTGTGGTTGAAATTTTTCTACCTGAAACACCAGTAATGCCCTTTAGCGTGAATTCCACGATACCAGCACCCCAAGCATCAATCCAAGCGCCACCTTTAGTTTGTGTTAAGGTTGCTCTATTTGGTTCTTTCTGGTTATAATCCTCTGGGTTAATGGCAAATTTTATACTTGTACTGCCATAAGCAATTTCCATTCTCTTTATGTTACTGCGGTTGCTGCCGTTTCCACTTCTAAGGTTACTGAGAGACACTTCCATGTCTGCATTTGATACAACATTGGATAAAGAAACATCAGCCATGTTCTTACCCCCTTACTCAAACAGATTATGATACATCCAAGAGGAATTTACTCTCTTAATAATATTTTCTGCTGTGTTATACACATATCTTTTGTTGATTCTATCATAGTATTGTTCTTTAGTAGTGAGTGGTGCTGGTTTAGTAATAGTGTAGGTACTATTATCATCATTTACTCGGTGTTCTGTGATTTTTCTGTTGGTACGTGTCCATTGTGAAGTGTTCATACCAGTCTCTGAGTCAAACTTTCTAGCAATAACTGCTACTTGGTCAAATATGTTTCCTTCAATGTATTTATTGATATCAATAAGAGCATCTTCTATAGTGGCAATACTTGAATCATCTGTGTCATAACTGCTCCCTAACTTATCTCCTTCATGTATTATGTTGCTGATACCAACCATAGGCGTAGTACCATCGCCATAATCCACAAAGTTGGTATTCATTGCTCCAGATGTAGCCTTAATTACTCCTGTAAGGAATGAGTCTTTGAAGGCTTTACTTATAGCTTCAGTGATACTGAAATCTTCAGTACTAGGTAATGGTAGTCCTGGTATGTGAGTGCCAGTACCAGAAATATCGTTAGGCAGCTTCTGTATAGATTCCTGTATTACACGTTGTAATTGTTCTTCAATATTATTGGTTTTTTCAAGTTTATCATACAAACTATTTACAGCAGCCACTGTCTTTTGCAATTCAGTAGCACCTGAACCCAAGTTACCTATCAATCCTTCTATGTCAATTCCTAATCCTTTATCACTTTGAACAAAATCTAACTGAGCAGAAATACTATCTACTGGGAATTGGAAAGACGTACAGAAGTTATTAAGGAGGTTTTGTGCTTTGGTATCCCACTTTATAAGCTGACCAAAACAACCTCTCTCCATAGTAGAAGAAGTACCAGACCAAATCATACCATCAAAGCTGCCTGAAGTCTGGTTTACCATACCCAAAATAGCTACTGTAGGTGCTAACGATACAGACATATTTGCCATGAGCTTTTTCCGTATAAAAGATTCACAGATAGACTGGATAGCATTGCCATACCTAGACATATCTATATCTCTATCTGTATCCTGATCGCCTTGAACAATAACTTTTCTGGCGTTAACCAAGGTTTTACCAGTAATAGTTGTATTACCTACAACATTGGTTTCACCCTTCATATCCATAGAGCCAGTAATGTCTACAGCAGATGTTATATTAGTGTCTGGAGCAGCCATATCTATATTGGCTTCTGAAGCAATATTTATCTTGCCCTTACTAGTCATGCTTATGCCTTCTAGTGATTTTATGTCTATGCCCTTACGGCTCATTACACTAATACTATCCTCAGCAGATACAGCAATTTTGCTCTTAGTCTTAACAATTATGTCTCCACCTTTAGGGCTGATAATGATAGTAGATAATGGGTATGGGAGTACTCCCTCTTTCTGTTCCTGTTCAGAAAGCTGTTGAGGGTTGGACTTTTCTAAAGTCTGAACCATTATTGTTCCGTCTGCTACCATTTGCATTTCTGAGTATATCTTAGAAGGATTCTGCTCCATGTTGTCTGCTGTCTGAGGTACTGAGTTATCAAATAGATGCCTAGAATCCAGTTGTCTCTTGATTTTTATGGTACCATGTTCATCCAGTTCAATCTGGGTATTTTTATTTTCTGACTGCTGAAATTTTATGATTCTCATAGAGGTCTTAGCTGCGTCTACTATAACCTTCAACCAGTTAGTGGCAGAATCCTCAAATTTATCTCTGAAACAAGCCAAAAATTTCTTAGGCTTAGAAAATTTTTCCTCTACAAAAATAGTTTTACCCCTCATCAGTGCTTGCTGAGACTTATCATCCATTTTAGACTGTGAAGGACTGCCTGATTTGTCCAGATTAAAGATGCCTCCAAATAAACTACTGAACAGGTTATTTATAGCACCATCTACCAAGCTATAGGCATTATTTGGGTCATTTAGACCAGACAAACTATCCTTTGTTTGAGACAATACTTCTGAGCTAACATTGGTTTTTATACTCAAATCCTCAAAGTCAAATTTTTCATCATCAATACCAAATTCTTTTGCTACAAAGAAGGATTTAGTGTGAGAAGCATATTCAAAATTTCCCCATTTATCTACTATGGAAAAATCCTGTATAGGTGAAATTTTTACTGTACTTTCAACATCTGATTCTGTGTCATTAGAGAATTGGTTATTAAGTATGTTTCTCAGATTGAGGTCACCAACTTCTTCTGTAGTGCTATGAAAGGTTTTTATGATGACTGGCTGCTGTTTAGAATTCTTCAAGAATCCTACTAATACAATATCACCAGCATGTATTGGGTTAATTTCTCCGAATGGTCTATTGTGTAAGGCATTAAATCCAGCACTTCCAACACCAATACGGCATGAATGCCTGCCTTCATTACTTGACATGGAAGCTATTTTATCATTAGTGTGATAAATTTCTACGTCTGCTGTATATCTTTTAGGGTGTACTTTTGTAACCTGACCGATTGCCAAATAACCCATATCCCATACTCTATCATTTTCAGTTTTTGTTGATGATACTTCTCCTAGTGAAGACTGGAGTTGAGGTTGATTTTCAGCCATTGCTATTCCTCCTTTATATAGAATCATACCATTTTACAGCATTATTACCACGTGAACCTTCTTCACCTTCGCCATATCTCTCGAATGCTTCACCAAATGATACGGATGTACTATATACTGTTTCTCTACTATCTGGAGCATTAGCTAATACATTGTATCCAGCAATTTCTGTGTTATTGAATTCCCATACTAACCAGCCCATTTGTCCAGCTACACTGAGAACATCAAGTCCATTTTCTCTACAGAATCTTTCTAATCCAGTTCTTCTGGAATTCAACCACTGACACAGACCAAAAGCCCCAAGTGAATTTTCATCATCAATAATGAAAGACGACTCCTGTTCTATGTTACCTAACAAAGCACAAGCAGCAGCCTTATTAAACCCAATGGTGCCAGTAGCATACTGATATATTGCTAATGCTACTTCCTCCTGAGAAGCACTTACACCTACATCATTGAATCCTCCAGACTTCCTTACAGCAAAGGCTTCCATTGGGTCAACTGGCTCTCCATCTATCTCTACTTGGAAATGTAAGTGTGGTCCAGTGGAATAACCATCACTACCCATAAGAGCAATTTTCTCTCCAGCCTTAACTGTACTGCCTTCCTGAGCAATAAGTCCGTCAGCATACATATGACCATATATAGTAACGATTCCGTCACCGTGGTCTATACGAATCCAGTGACCATATCCAGATGCTGGACCACTACTAATAACTGTACCATCACAAGCAGCAACAAGGGTTGCCCCATAATCACCGCCTATGTCTATACCATTATGGTAACTAGAAGCACCAGCTGTAGGAGCAGTTCTTGGTCCAAATGGGCTGGTGATACAATCTTCACCATAATCTGGTACTGGCCAGGTAAAGGTTTTTCCTCTAAAGTCATACATGCTTCCTATTCTCCTACCATTAGCACCATATTGACTTACGTTCTTTCTAGCAAATTCCCTCTCAGGTAAATCATACCATGAAACTTTACCGTTGCCAGTAAGCTGTATTATAGCCATCATTACTGTTGGAGTAAGTTCTTCATATGCCCCCCAAGGAGGTGTAAAACGCTTTTCTGGTTGTATTCCTCTGGTTACTCCTAAAGAAGTGGTCCAAGCGTTGTACATATTGAAAGACTGAGAGACGGATTCTACATAGAATTCCATGTTTTCTGACTCTAAAATTATTCTTTCTCCTACCTTATACTGATTGCTTCCCTTGACTACAATAGTGCCGTTCTCAAATACATTGTTTTTGATGTTAAAATTGAACAGTTCTTTACTCCACTCTCTAGTGTCATACTTTTTATTTTGGTATTCATAGATGGTTTCTACTTTCAGTTGTCTTAATCCGTACTTAGGATAATAAGGAGGATACCACATAGGTGGTAACAAGTTTATTGTATCACTACCCATAAGAGTCATATGGCACTGATATACTGTGTAGGTTTCCAAATCACTTCTACCAGTACTATTTGACACAATATTATCATCTTTTACTGTTATTCTGTTGAGTTTTATCCAATCTTCCTTGTTAAAGGGAGTAGGTCTGTGAACCATAGTAGGTTTACCATTGATTACTTCCCAATAAGTCTCATTAAAAGGAGCATTGGCTAGTTCCTTAATGAAATTCCACAGACTACCATTAAATGACGTAAACTGAGTAAAATCCATTAAAATCTCATGTTGTTTCTCTTTTCCGCTATATACAAAATGGTCTTTTAGGGATTTTCCATCACCAAAATTGTACTTCATAGCTTTACCAACAAAGGATTCCACTGTTATCTTTATAGCATTATAGCTAGAACAACTATGTAATTGAGTTAATCCACTAAACCATCCACCACCCATATCTTTCAAACTAGAATAATTTTCAAGTAGTCCTACATCAAATTGTACAAAACATTTATTGAACCCTCTGCCTGTAACCTGAACTGCTCTCTGTGGCTGACCTGAAGAAAAGTCCATTGTCTTTCTTATATCATCTATAAGACCATACATAACAATTGCTTTCATTTCTGGAGGTCTCTGCATGTAAATCACCAGCATATCATTGCTAGCCAAATTATCGTACCATTTGTTACGCCATACTAAGCTAATAGTAAACGTAGGACAGTCCTGACTTTGGTTTCTAACAGTATTTACACTGATGATATCGTTATCAACTTCTGTATTCTTATTAGGAGACAAAGTAGATATAGCAGCCAGCTTACCATACTCACCATAAAAATGTATTTCTACAGTAGGGTGGGACACAGTAACACTCATAGTGTGTGTTTTCTGCTTTAATGCATCTACTCCAGATGTTTGTTCTCCTTTAGCCATTATACCTTTTGCTTGTGGTATATAAATGACTTGACCTGGAGTTACTTTCCATTCTGTAAGGTCATTAGCAAATACAATCATTTGTGGAGCAACATTGTAGGCTTCAGCTATTGATTCTAATGTATCCCCTTCTTTAACTGTATAAGCAATGTAGGTATACCGACCTACATCACTAGGAGTTTTCACTGCTTTACCAGATGTTGTTACTTTATTACTTACAGTACTAGGCACTGTTCTGGAGCCGTCAGGTGCTGGTCTGTCTTTGAACTGGTTGTAGTAGTCATAAGCATACTCAACTTCACTGCCACTTTGACCTCTTTCAAATTTAGTAGTCCATATATGAGCTGCTTCTTCTATACTCAATCCGTTCATTTCTTCAGGTTTGAAAGTCCATCCAGTCCAAGATTGGTCATCTAAATCATGTTCCCACAAATAATCTAGCTGGGAAGCACAACTTTCATATCCTCTACCATTAGCATCACACCAATCCAAGTATTTAGCCAGCCTAGAATCTGGATACATGCTCCTTCCTTCTGTAAGGTCTGACACAGATGGTTCATCAAGATGCCCTCTATCCCAAGTCCACTGGAACATACCCATACCACCTACTTCACCTATCTCTATCTGGTGAATAGGGGCATAATCAGGGCTAAAATTGTGCTCTTGCTGCATTCTACCCATGATACCAGCAGTAGCTTCAGGACTGTAACCCTTGTATCTAAACCAATCCCAAATTTGCTCTGTTGACATATTGTCAGACATTACAACCTCATTACCTGAAGAAGCAGTTAGCCTAACGGATTTCATGAATCTTTTAGTTTGTTTAATCTCTACAGGATAATTAGGTGAGCCAAATCCAGTTACTACAGTAGTTTCATATCTATATCTACACTGACTAACCTTGTTATTTACGTCACCCTCTATGGTATTAAAGCCTTCTTGGTCTATAGATACTACAATGCCTACGTGGCTGTATCCATTAGACTTCTGAATCATTATGTCCCCCACTTTAGGGAAGTATTCAGTATATGAATGGTATCTACCATTATTTTCAAAGAATTTCATTAACGTGGACACAGAAGCAGTTTTAGGCAGGACATCCGTAGACAGTCCTGCCTGCTCTGCACACCACGATATAAAAACAGCACACCAAGGGTAAGAGCCACCAGACACCTTATGTCCATAATACCAAGTATTATATAATACGTCATTTACCCCTGATTCTTCTACACCTTCTTGAGAAAGTGCTATATCAACTATTTTCATAGTGGTTTACCTCCATTATCTGTTAGGAGTTCTAATGAATCCATTACTTATTTGCTGTCTAAAGTTTGTTTGATTTACTTGTGCTATTACAGCGGCTACAATTTGTGATTGGTTATCTGGTGTCATTCCCTCTATTTTTCCATTTACGTTGATGGTTATTTGCATATTGCCACCAGAACCCATGTTACTACCTATGTTATTATAAGTAGCTGGAGTCCCAGCACCTCCTGGGCTGTTACCTTGCTCTGCGTTCTTGGATGCTACATCTGGAGGAACAATAACCTTAGATAATCTCTGGTCAGTATCATCTGCCTTAGGTATTTCAGGTAGTGGTAAATCCATTCTTCCAGTGCCAAAACACCCTCCACCGCCTTGACCTATCTTGAAGATTTTAGAAAAATCTTGGTTGTTCTTATTTAATCCACCAAACAGTATACTTAATGGGTTATCTTTATCTTGTCCAAAACACCCTCCACCGCCTTGACCTATCTTGAAGATTTTAGAAAAATCTTGGTTTTTACCAAGTATTCCTCCTGAGTTATCTCCACCTCCTAATAGTATGCTCAATGGATTATCGTTGCCAATGAATATATCTCCTAATGGATTGTCTTTACCGCCAAAAATACCACTTAAATGATTGTCTTTACCGCCAAAAATACCACTTAAAGGATTATCCTTACCGCCAAATATATCTCCTAATGGATTATCTTTTTCGCTGAAAATTGCTTCTAATGGATTGTTATTACCAACAATTGGTATTCCAGTCATCTTAGAATAGAGTTCATCCATTCCTTCCATGTGTTCTCCACTGAATCCTGGTAATCCAATGTGTTGTAAACCTATGTTAAAAAGTCCATTGTTCTTAATCTGAGAACCACCTAGCATGCCTATACCAAAGTTCAATATGGATAGCAAGTCTAGCCCTTTCTTCTTGTATGGTGAAGCAGTTTTATCTGCTTGTAATTCTTGTTCTTTGTTAAGTTCAGTATTGCTGGTATTCAACTGCTCTAGTAGTTTCTGCTGTTCCTGTAATTTAGCATTTTTAGTTTCCTCTGAATCATTTTCAGTTATTTTGTGTTCATCTGGTATGTCAATACCTTTAAGGTTGCCTAGCTCATCGGCTTCAGGTTGAGTTAATACCTTTTCACCTTTATGTAGTAAAGCTGGATAGTTATCATATGGTACATAGTCTTTACCCACGGCAAGCTGTTCTGCTTTGTTTGCTTTAGCTGTATTTACTTTGTATTCATAGTACAGAGGCATAGACGATTTAGCACTAATTACCATATCATCGTATTCCTCTGATTCCTTCTTAGTTAATACCTTTTCACCTTTATGAAGCAAAGCTGGGTAGTTATCATATGGAATATAGTCATTACCTACAGCATGTTTTTTGCCCTTTTCGCCATTACTACCAAATAACCACTGTAAAAAACTTGTTGATTTTTGTTCTTCTTCGCGTTCTTTATTCTTTTTACGTTGTTCCTCTAATGGGCCAAAATCATCTGGTCTAGCATTAGCATTATTTCCCTTACCACTTAACCTTTTGGTGTTCTCTCTTAGTGCTTCAGTGTTTTCTTTAAGGTTTTTGTTCTTTTCCTCAGCAGCTACGCCACTTTCTCCATGTTCTTCTGAATCTCCAGCTATAAGGTCATACAGGCTTCCACCACCCCATTCTCCTAGAGAATCACCAAGGAATCCACCACCTATGCCACCTAATATACCTCCAATAGCAGCACCAGGTATGGCACCTACACCTCCGAACAGAGCACCAATGGCAGCACCAGCTTCAGCACCTGCTACTGCTCCACCAATACCTCCTAAAGTGCCTCCAGCAGCCTCAGCTGCCCCTCTATAATCATCCCGTTGTATTGCTTCATAAGTATCATAAGCACCTACAACTCCAGCAACGATTGGAGCACCTTTTTTCACTAATTTGGAACCAGTCCTAGCAGCACCTGCTAATGCTTCTGATGCTCCAGCCGCACCTCCTGCGGCACCACCAGCACCTTCTGCTGCTCCAGCAGCCGCACCTCCTAATCTGTTCCAAACAGCTTGTGCTGCCTTACCAAATACAACAGAGCCACCAATTGTTGTAGCACCAATAGTAGCCATCTTAGCACCATCAGACATATCATTAAATACACTGAGTATAGGTGCTTTGATTTCATTGATTAAATCACCAACGTCATCTTTGGCTTCACGAATGGCAATATCAGATTTTTCAAGGTCTGATACCTTATCTTGCTCATAGTTCTCAATGCGTTGTTGTTCTGCTTGCTCTCCAGTCTTAGTACCTTTAGTATCAAACTTAGTTCCAGCCTTCAGTGACTCTACTACAGTTTCAGCCTCACCAATGCTATATCCTCCACTCTTCTGGAGGTGATATTTCATGTATTCAGCAGCTTTTTCTTCACCATAGACTTCTTTCATTCTGTCCCAAGCACGTCTAGGAACAAATGTAGAGTCCTCAGCTGCCTTCTTCATGAACTCATTATAGCCTTCAATGCCAGTGTATTCTGTACCTAATCCAGCGAACAAATTCAGAGCGTTATCCTGGCCACTAGCTAATCCCATCATCTTGTTTGTGAGATTGCCACCACGTTGTCCTTTCATACTATCGTTGACACCAACAATAGCATTATAAAGGTTCAAACCACTCTCTATGGACTGCTGACTAACTGTAGCATTGGTTGCGGAAAGATTCCCAGCTATGTCCTCTAAGACATCCAGCTGCTTATCCTCCATGCCCTGCATGCCATTTTCTACAATAGACTGAGCTAAGAGGTTAGCAAATTTCTGTTGCTCACCCTGCTTGAAAGCACCCATGCCTACCATATTACCAGAAGCACTAGCTACAGCATTAGGGTCAAGCCCCCAAGCCTTAGATGACTTCAGTATAGCATTCATGTCAGCCTTATAAGATGCAATATCCTTAAAGCCAGCACCACTACGCATGTTAGCTGAAGAAGCACCCATGGTTACTTCATAATCATAACCATATCTTTCTCCTAGCTTTACTGCATCCTTACCTGCTCTGTTGTAGTCGTCATAAGCCAGAGTACTACCATAGGTTTTATAGGCTAATGAAAGTCTGTTCTGGCTAGAATTAGCCATACCATTAAAGGCAGACAAGGCAGCAACTCCAGCTGCCAGTTTGCCTAAAACACTTTGTAATTGCCCTAATCCTTGTGGTGGAGGATTGCCACCAGGTGGAGTTGGTGGGTTGTTCTGACTGCCACCTCCTGATGGAGTTGGTGGAGTTGGAGTATTACTTCCAGAACCCCCAACTGGTGTAGGAGCATTAGATGAGCTAGGAGCACCAGTACTACTGGTGTTCCTGTTCATCTGTTGTAATTCACGTCTAACCAGAATCAGTTCCCTTAAAAGGAGTGTTGTATTCCTGTCTCTATTAGACTGCTTTACTCTGTCTGAAGAAGATTGTCCCTGTTGGGTATTGTTGTTACCAGTATTAGAGGTATCACTTGTATTTACAGCATTGCCACTTCCAAGCTGCTGTATATCTTGGTCTATTAGCTTTAGCGTGTCTCGCACCTGTTTGCCATCAGCTGACAACTTGATGCGTACATTGGTGTCAGCCATTATTCATCATCCCTCTCAAATTCTTCATCGGCTGCAGCAGTACCCATTTCGTATTCTTCAGTTTCTAACTCAGTAACTTGATTGTTATATGAGTTATTTTGACTGTATTTTATGGTGTCAAGGTCAGGTGGTTCTGGTTCAGTTGACTCTTTCTCTTTAACCTGCTTCTCAGATTGTTCCTTATCAAATTCTTCCAACCACTCATCAAAGTCTGGGTCAAAGAAGTGATTCTGCAGTTGCTCCAATTTCTTCGGGTCATCAGCAATATCTGAAAGTTCATAGAAATCTAGGTCATAGGTATCCAAACTCTGCATAGCAGGGTGGCTCACTGGTAGGTGAAGTAGCTTACTTACTTTCCATAGCCTTCTTGCTATCGGAAGTTGAACTATCTCCAGCATTGGCACTCTGTTCATTTTGTCCTCGAAAAGAACGCATGAACTTGTATGCCTCCATGTACACCTCACGCAAATCACTCACGTCATCAATTTTATCATAGTCCCACCAGTTAGGTGCTTTAACTAATGATACTGTGAGATACGCTATCATATAAGCAATATCATCTGTAAGTGGGTCAACAGACTGAGAAGGTGCACCTTCCAGAAGTCTAGCACGAATAGTACCCAAGCGTAAACGTGCTGCTACCCCCATGTACTTAACAGTAAAAGTTCCTTTTTTCTTTTCACCTTCAACACTTACTTCCTTCTCAAAGGTGTAGGTCTTGCTCTCACTGTCTACGATACCAGCAAGTACTTCCATTTGGTTTTCCGTCAGTTTTTTAGCCATTTTAATCTCTCCTTATAGATGTTAGTTAATGGGTTTATCCTATAAACAATAATATAAGCCCTTAATGGTTAATCCACTAAGGGCTTATTATAGACTATGTAAATTTTACAGGCTGTTTACCTGACTCACAGTGTTGGTAATCTGCTGAACAGTAGTTCCTGCCTGAGCATTAGCCACAGAAGTAGTAGCGTCACCTCTGTCACAAGACAAATACTGGAAGGAAGCATTCTCACCTGAGATAGCACCAACACGGAAGTTCTCAGAGTAGTCAACGCAGGTACAGCCACGATATACACGGACTGTCTGACCATTGTTCTTGTCAATGACTTCGATGTCAATGATATCAGTGTTAAGAATTTCCTCACCCAAAGCTGCCATACCAACTTTAGCAAGGTCAGCCTTCTTAATCAAGAATCGTTCCAAGGACACAGTACCCTCATATCTATTGTTGATATGCTCCTGTGGCATGATAGAGCCAATCTCATACACACCCTCAGTACCAAATGACCTACGACCATCCAGGCTTTGGGCACGTCCTACAACCTGACCTTTAACTTTAAGCAACACTGTATTGCCGCTGTGTACTGTCTGATTTGCTTGTGTAGCCATTTATCTCACTCCTTTACTCTGCTGTCAGTGTTTCAGAATAGTAGTGTGCTGTAATAAGCGTAAAGTTGTTAGGCTCAGCAGCAGCTACTCCATAATCCACTGTAGTGATTGTGCCAGTTTTGGATACATATACATCCTTGTAAGCAATAATGTAACCATTACGCTGACGTTCCTGAAGGATGGAAATAACACGGTTCTTGGCAGAAGTAAGGTCAGTCAAGGAAGTACGCTTACCAGTCAGCAAGCTATCCAGACCACGTCTGATTTCCTTATTGATAGAGTCAGCCAGCTGACCAGTTGCTCTCTCAACGTGTACCACATCCTGATTGACAAGGTCTGTAGTGAGGTCTTGTACAAGACGTGCATGGGACTGAGATACACCAGCCTGACCAATCACAAACTCGAATGCCAGAACACCAGACTGAAGAAGTGCTGTGATTTCATTAGCTTCAAGCTGATACTCTGGAGCACTCATACGATATATATCATGAGTAGCTGGCTCACCATCAGGAAGGAATGCAGCACGACCAGCATGCTGAGCAGCCAAGATGTAAGGAGGATACAATTCCAACTCATTGTTGCTATTTACGTCATAGAAACCACCGTGTACAACCTGCATGCGAGCATGATTGAGGTCACGTGCACGCTGTATTGATTCATTGATAGTTTCATTGACGTTACCGCCAACAACACCACGTCTTTCCTTGCCCATGGTACCAGACATAGCCATAACATGTTCCATGAGCTCAGCATGTATGGAAATATCTCCGATAAGCGGAACAATGTACTGAATGTCGTAGTTGCTCAACATATCAAAAAATTTAATCCAACTTGCTGGGCTAGAACCTTCACTGCCACCAGTAAGGAACAGGTAAGCACCATTCGTATTAGGAATAGTCTTATTACCAATTTCCTTGTTGTAAGACTTAACCTCAATCAAACGAGAATTGAGAGCCAGAGTACTAGCAGTATCTGCGAATGTAGCCGTAATGGTGGCTGTAGGAACAAGCTGAGTTGACTTGATGTTCTTTTTAGTGATGATATCCAGCTCATTTACCTTCAAACGCATATTGTAGCGTGTAGCAGCAATTACTTTGTAGTTCTCATAGGACTGAAGGTCAGAAATAAGAACACGCAAGTTCTTGTACTTAATTGGGTCAAGGGCAATATGGATGTCTTCTACAGCAGAAGCCTCATCGTCACCAATCTTGGTCTGGAGGTACATCGCACCGTTGCTATCTTTATACACATTGACCTCAGCATAAGCCTTATCACCTGTGTAGCCAATAGAGAACATGCGACCAACATTGTCCCAGTGTTCATATACATCATTGGTCTGGTCATAGATGGTGAGGTTCTTTGTACCCTCTATGGTGCCATTGGAAATTTTAACCTGGTGAGCTGTATCCTTGCCCCAGTCCTTAGACTGGAATACAATCTGCTTCTCAGTAGGGGCAACTACACCTTCTGGGTCAATCTCAAGGAAAGACTTGGTAGCAGCATTAGAACGGATAACCGCAATAATGTTAGCACCACCAATAGGCACGCCCTCTTTACTACCAGAAACAGGATTCCATGCTTTTTCACAAGCCTTCAGAAGTTCACCAGACTTCAAAATCTTTCTAGCTACAGTAGGTTCACTAAAGAATTGAACTACCTGTGGCTCACCACCTGTGCACTCACCAATAATAGCAATAGTCTTAGCACCATCACCATCACTCTTTACCTGCAGGTTGCTGACGTCAATTGCTGAGTAAGCACCAGGTATGGTAAGCACATCACCGTTAAAATAGACTGTGTTTGCCATCTTTATTCCTCCTTACTTTAACTGTCTATTTGTGTAATTCTTAAATAGTGTTTCCCATTCATCATCAAAATGATGGAGTTCACCCTTCAGCCATACCTTAAATCCAGCTTTCATTTCAGGTCTGAGTCTGTGGGTAATGGCAAACTCATCAAGGGAAGTACGTTTTCTGGACTTTACAAAAGGTTCAGTTTTAATTGTAGACGATGCATTAACAGCATCGGTATTTGATTCTGCTTTTTTAGCCATCACTATTCCTCCTTACTGGATACAGGGTTCACTATAATAATATCTTTGTATGAGTTTTCATTGTGTTTCATGCTTGCTAATGGGATATACTGACCAAGATTGTCATCCCATACACATGGTTTATAGTAATCATAATCTCCTTTGAGGTATTCATGTACTAAATAGAGAATATCTGGAACACCCTGCTCTGGTAACATTGAGATAACAGGGTATCCTTTCACTCCTGCTCTACCAGTAAAAGTATAAGTGCTTTGTGCTATTGATACCTCTCCAGTACCTATGGTTTCAACGAATTGGTTGATAATCCATGTGTACTTAGCAGGTATGATAACACTTCCTGTTTCTTTCTGTATAACGCTACCATCTTCAGACCTATCATACAAATCTGGATGAGCAACTACATCTAGGAATCTAGCTATACTGTTAACATCTTCATGATACAAAGCATCATATGTTAAAGCCAAGGATACTGACCTACGATACACAAAGATAGGCATATAATCTGGTACTGGCTCTAAGTCAGTTCCATCTAGCCTGATGTTATTCCAGCCTAAAGCCAACATTTCCTTTCTACTGCTCCAGAGACACCATTTTAGTATCACATACATATAAGCAGTTAGGTCACCATTGTCACTCCAGCACTCTATACGGTAGTTGGCATTCATCATTGTAGAAGCCACAAAATCATCTAAGTATTCTTGAGCAATGTCTTCTGGTTCTTCTCCCATGCCTAAAGTTGGTCCATATGTAAGTACGTTGTCTCCTAACCCACTTGGCTGCTCTTGCTCTGGTGCTAGGGTTATTACATAAGCTGGAAGTGATGACTGGTCTCTAGGATAGCCTATTACTACACGTATCTTCTGTGTGGTAATAAACTGTGTTAACTTAGACAATGATTCCCTCTGACCAGTCTGGAATATCATACCAATCATACTAGGATTAGCTTTTAGGTATCTTAACTTAGTTACCATGAATTTCTGTAAAAAATCATCTATTAAAGGAATCATTTTTCACCCTCCTATATTCCGTTAAGGTTATTGGTTAGTATGTCTACAAAAGTTCTTTCTGCGAATGGCATAAGTTTTTCTGCTTCTTTTACACCTTGGTAGCCTGGGTGCCACCAGCTCATTGGGTCACTTCTGTCGCTCACTCTTCTGAAGGTCATATACTGGCTCTGTGTAGCTTTCTGATAACTTTTGACTATTCTGGTGAGACCATCATAGGTTTTATTCTTCCTCTGGTATCCAGTCCAGCTCTTATCTCCTGCACCTGGGTATGATAATCTTCCATTATTTTGGAGTTTTTTAGCAGCAGCGTATACATTCTTAGGCATTGGAGCACCATACATAAAGCTGCCTGGTGTAGAGTGCCTAAATGGTACAGTAATATACCAGCCACCATTTTTCTTTTGCTTAACTCTACTAGATTTTCCCAAGCCTACCTTTATGTCAAATGGACCAAATCCTGTTTCTAACATATTAGGGAATTTTCCCTTCAGTTGTACAGCACCAGCAAATCCATCTGAGCCTAAAGGATAAACTACAGAATCAAATCCAAGTCCTTGTAAGTATAAAGGTCTTGAGCTCATCAGCTTTCTCTGGATGTCCGTTTGCCATCTATCCCTGATTATAGCAAGACTCGTTTGTATAGATGATTGAATGGCTGCCGTAATCTGTGGTGATAACTGGTCATTGACCTTTAAGTCACTAACATCTACAGTAATAGAAAAGCTCATATTATCACCACCTTAGATTACAGTACCTTCTCCGTCACTTATAGGTTCATTCTGTTCAGTCGTTTCTGTATTAGGCTCTACATTATCAACAATTTCTTCTCTAGGTTCATCAGGGAATGGCTCTGGAGTCTTTACTTTGTACATAAAATCCTCCCTAACTATTTTGTATTGCTTAGGTAACTCCCTAAATGTTTCCTTTGGAGAATTCCTATCTGATATGGTTGCCCTTATTTCGTGCAGAAGGTCATCCACTAAATAGCTTGGAGTAGTGTAGTATAACAAACTCATATTGGTTCCATCGTACTTCTTAGCTAATTCTACATCCTTCCATTTCAAGTGGAATTTATCTTCTGTTACCTCAAAGTCAATGTGTTCCTCATACTCATTTTCTCCATCAGCCATGAATATAACTGACTTTATATCACGATAAGTCTTTGGGCTGACTCCTAATCCATCTTCATCATAATTCCAGTGAATTACCTCAGAAAATGTACACTTAAAGTCTGGGAATATCAACCTATCATGAAAACCCATAATGATATCTGCCTTGGGTGTGATGTATGCTGTGCCTGGTTCTCTCAGCATTAATGTGTCCAACCTGTAATCTGACATAATGCTGGTGACTGCCACACGAATGGGTTTTCCATCCATGTATCTGTATCCGCTGCCGCCACATATTGGGCAGGTGAAATCTGGTTGACCACTGTCTCTGGAAACACACTTACATACGCAAGCACGTTCCCAGATGGCATCTATTCCTCTATCATTTATGAGTTTCTCATATAACTCTTCATATAGGTTCACACGTGCCATGGGTTAATCACCTTCTTCATCTGTAATGCCATATAACCTCTTATACATAGCTTGCCTTAGTTTTTCTTTAGATTCTTCTGTATGGGGATGAGAATTGCCCATGTTTATTTCTGATAGTTGCTTACTGCGTTTTTCTTGGTAATCTGGCATTGATACATCTAACACTTCTTTGATATTGGATTTCATATGGTAATCAGGGTAACTAGAAAAAATATATCCATGATAAGTGTAAGTAGTATCATTTGACCTGTCATTCTTATTGCATACACCAGAAATTTTAGGAGGAGTAAATCCATCTATAGATACTTGACTTCTTGATTCATACACAAACAATAGGTTCATCTGTAAATCAAATTTGTACACTTTTTTGGCTCTAGGGGATTTTCCATACAGGTTCTTTTCTCTCAAGTTATCTTTTTGTTCTTGTGTTAAATGAGTACCAAAAAGAGGATGGCTGCTGCCAGTCATTTTACCTTTTCTATTCTTAGAAATTCTTTGTCTGGTTTCTTCTGATAAAGTTGTACCAAGATGCATTTCTCTTAGTTTTTGCTTAAATTCTTCAGACATCTTTTTACCAGTGTTACCTAAACTAATTTTATGTCTAGTTTCTTCTGATAAATGTTTACCTAACATGGCTTGTCTTAATTTTTCTCTGGATTCCTCTGTGTGTGATTTACCTCCAAAATTTGGGTTATCTTTTCCTAAGCACTTACCTTTACGAGATACCTTCATTTTCTGAAGGCTTTCTCCAGTCAATCTACCACCATCACCACCTGGCAAAATGTTGTAATAAGCCCTCTGTGATAATGGCTTGTCTACGTCAGATAGACACTCTAAAAATTCAATCCAATGTCTTTCTTGCTCATTTAGTTCCTCTTTGGTTTTAGCCCAACTAATAGGTTTACACTCAAAGTCATTAGGTCTTTTTCGATATGCTCTAGTCAATAAAGTACCACTACCAAAATAGTGTTTATCAAAAAATGGTAATTCCTTTTTGCCTACGTACATCCTATGATGTTTAACATCAGTAGTTAAATAGATGTATCCATAATTGCCTTTAAATTCCTCCCAAGATTCTTCAATAAATATTGGTGTTCTCTTCATGTATACCCCTCCTTAGAGTTTAATACTCTAAAATAAGGGTTCAAGAGTAATTGATTGGTAAATACTAAAAACTATTACACAACCACCATCCTTATCCCACCGAATTTTTGCCGTAATACAGGAAGTATGCGTTCGTCAAGGTCTTTAGCGTATTCCTGTACACGAGCACTGGCACCTCCAAACATCGCAGATTGTGTCGTCATGTACTTCTTGTGTAAATTGAGTTTTTTATCTCAATACTAGAGGTTTCCCCCATACATGTTTCTCTGCAAAAACATGATACAGTTGGTCAATTCCAACTTAGATGAGCATACCTTTTTATTACAGTATTCTGCATACTGTCCTGACCAATAGTGAGGTCTCTTGGGTAGATTATATTCTGTAGTATCTCAACTACAGTTTCACTACCTATGCGTTGCGGTTGACTGAGATTTTACCTTCAGCCTTCACTCTCTGATTAGGATAGCCAAACCCTTCCAGCTTATTCCCTCACTTTATTACTACAGTCTACTTGTCAGGTTCACTGTAGTCGGCACTCTGCTATTCCTAGGCTACATAACGGTTATAGCAGCACTTTTTACCGATGCTTTGTGACAATCCATCAATACTTACACTTTGTGATGCAATTCCTGCACCAATAATGAGGTCGCCCCACACGTTTAAAATACCCATTGATGCTCTCTTGAACACTGCTTCCTGTATAAGATTAAATGGCATGTTCTTGTCTTTATCATCAATACCAGCCACATACTCTACTTCCCAGAGCATTGGTGCATAATCCCATTGACTCTGGAATCCGAAAAGCAGCCCAGTCTGTCCTATGATAAGGCTGTTAGCAGAACCAGCAGACGGAAACAGTGTAATCTGACCTGTCAGCTTGTCCAACTGTATCCAGTCCAAAGGTATGTCAATAGAAGGTCTATTGCCATAAGTAAGGTTCAACCTCTTAACCTCCTTAACAGGATTATGGTCAAGCTGGATAAAGCCCCAATTCTGATAGTCATTTCTGATGTAATCATGTTTCTCTGTAAACTCAGTCTCAGATATAACTATGTCCAGAAGATTCTGTAAGTAATCCACTGAGGCGTTGAGATAATGTATAAACAAACTCTCTGGAAGTGGATTGCCATTAGAGTCAGACAAGTCTATACCGAACAAGTATTTATCCTTGATTGCTTGTACACTAACAGAATCCCAGATGATGTCGTCCAGATTATTGCCTACCTTCATTCCTACAGCAGCAAAATCCAGTTTATAGTGGTAGTGAACTCCTTCATAGTCTACGATTATAGTTGCCTTGTTCTCATGGTTAGATGCGTTACCAGCATTAAAGTAGAAGGTCTTATATGTTACACCGTCTACCTCTTGTTCGCTATCTGGTTCAGTGGCTTCCATAGACAAGGTTTGTTCATCTGTCAAGTCACCCCAAGATATATACACCTTAGAATTGTCTATAAGCCTAGAGTCAATGCCAATTCCTATCCAAAAACCTTTAACCCCATTACCAGCAGTGTGCTGAATAAGGTCTGTAGTAATCAGAGAAACATTTATATCCCTGTCAACTACTGTACTAGACAGAGTATACATAGAGTATAAGATGTCTCCATGAACTTCTCCTGCTACATCATGAAGATTAGCAGGAACAGGTTTAAGCAGGAATGGTTCTTCCTCTGGAGTAATAGGTGTTACTGTTGTGCCTAAAGGCTTCATATTACTCTACCTCCTTTTACAAAATAACCTCCCATACTAAGATAATATGGGAGGTTATCATACATTATTCAGATTGTTATGCCATCAGAATAGCTATGATTTCGTCCTTTTTGCTGGCGCCACCAATGTCAATTCCGTTGTCCTTGGCAATCTTGCGGAGTTGAGCTACATTTTTGGTATTGAGTTCTTTCTCATCAAATTTAGCCTCAACCTTTTCCTCTTGCTGTGGTGCTGGCTGCTCTATTTCGCTCTCCTGAGTGTTAGAATCCTCCTGCTTGACTTCCTCTTCAGGTGTAGGCTTTTCCTCTGGTTTAGGAGCATTCTGAGCACCTTCGTACTGGAATCCAGGCAGTGACACCAGCTTTTCAGCAGCATCATCAGGTATATCAGCCTTGCCTTCTACAAAGTTAAAAACTCCAAAAGAAGTAGCTATCTTTCCATTCTTAATTGTTGTACCAAGTACTGTTGCCATGATTTTATCCTCCTTCATCAAAATAAACAAGGGTACAAGGATATGGCATCCCTGTACCCTTGTTTTGGTTTGTGAGTATAGGTTTGTAGGTGTTAAACCTTAGTTGTTGTAAAGAGCAGTGCTAGATGTACGGTCACTAGAAGCCTTGATATTGATAAACTTCATCCACTTCTTAGGAGCATACAGCTGAGGCACACCATACAGGAGAATCATCCAACGGTATGCTGGACCAAGCAGAGCCAAATCCATCTTCATGATAGGAGCAAGCTGCTTGAAGGCAATAACCTCTGGAGTGAACTCACCCATGAAAGCAGTGTAAGTATTCGCGAGAATCTCACACTTATCAACAAACTGAGTTGTGCCGCTGGCGTTGATAGAAGTAGCAGGAATCTTAGCTACGCAGAACTTCTTCGTGCCGTCCTTCTCAGAACGATAGATGCAGAAGTAATCTGGAGCCACAACCATGGAAGCAGAGTTAGTAATAACCAGCTTCACGCCCTTCTTAACATCGCTAGCAGTAACAACTGCGGAAGCATCACCAGCAACAGGTACAGACTCACCAAAACGATTGCAAGCTGTTACGCTGTACACGTATGTGCCTGCCTTAAAGTTAGCATCCACTTCCTCAGTGTTAATTGTAACAGTAAGAGAAGCAGGAGCAGTTGGAGCCTTGGTACCACCAGAACCAGTGTTGCTAAGTGGCTTTGTCTTCTGCAGGAAGAGGTCTGGCTGGAATTCAACTGCACCACCGTGAGTCTGGAATTTATTGATAACCAGACCAGCCTGATAGCCAGCACCCTGAGTAGGCATGATAACACGCTCTTTCGGGAAGAAGGTATTGCTAAATGTAGCAAGTACCTCATATGGCAGATACAGGTCAGAAGGAGTACCAAAATTCTCCAGAATAATCTGAGCACCATAGTTGATGTCGGTGTCCTTCAGGTCTTCACCCTTACAGTCATACACATTTTCGCCATCGATGAGCTTGTTCAGACCATCAAACTGAACACCCTCCTTGCCAGGCTGAGCAAGAGTGCTATCACCCCAGAACAGAGCATGCTCCAGTTGCTTCATAATCCACAGGATACCATTCTGATTCTCACGGGCGATAACGTCACCATGAGCAGAACGCACCAGAGTCATCGGATGAGTGACTTCCCTGGTGGTACCAAGGAATTTCACGAAAGAAGCCTGACGCTTGTACTCGCTATCATCAGTCTCAGGCAGCACGCCTTCAGGCAGGAAACCACTGAACTGATTGCCATAGCTGAGCAGCTGGTTGTATTCCTCAACTGTGCTGTAAGCTGGAGTCTTAGCAATCTTCTTCCAGAATTTTACATGTTGGTCACTGAAAGTAAGCACCTTCAAGCTATTCTCCAGAGACTCAACTTGGAGTGCTGCACCATTCACCTGGCCAGCCACACCATTCGCTTGGGCATATGCCCCTGTGTTCAGAGCCTTATTCAGTTCAGCAACATCACTTGCATTAGCAGTACCGAAGCCCTGACCAAAATCCACATAATCATTCATTGAAACAGACATTTTCTATTCCTCCTTATACAATTTCTGAAATAAACATGTTTTTGTTCCTATGTACTAGGGTTATTGGTGGGCTTACTTACACTTGCTCATAACAAGTGGCTGCAATTCTACTCTCAAAGGAGCACCTGACTCATAGGAGATAATATCTTGAGCTGTGACTAACTGATTGCCGCTGTACAGCTCATTATTCAGTACACTAAGTACCTGAGACTTGGAAAGGCTTTCAAATCCACCAACAGCACCAGAGCCATTGAGCGACTTATTGAAATCCTTATCATGTACATTAATGCTAGCCATAGACTTACGCTGATGAGCTGGCTCAGTGGAAATAGTATCAATAGCATCCAAGACCTTATCAAAGCCCATGCTAATGGACTTCTCCAGCTTATTCACCCTACGCTTCAAAGCCTCATTCTCAGCTGAAAGTGACTTATTGCTCAGGAGGACAGCCTGCATGGACTTAGCCATCACTGACGCTGCCTTTTCTTGGTCTTTGCTAGAAGAATGCATGCTGTATTCAATCTCACTAAGAGATTTAACCAATATATCCACCATGGCTGCTTGGAATTCACTGCTCTGAAGTGCCTTATTGATATTTTCATTGGCTGTGAAGTCATCCTTAACGGACTTTTCAACATCTTCTTTTGTAGTGTCTTCCTCATCTTCTCCCTCTTCAGCATTGTCATTGCCTTCAGAGTTCTCTTCATCTTCTTTATTTTCTTCGGTCTTTTCCTCAATGGGTTCATCCTCTGCTTCCTCAGATTCCTCTGACTTAGTCAGTTTGGTAGGGTTATCCCCACACTTTTCAATGTCAGTGTCTTCTGAGTCCTTATCTTTCTCATCATCCTTGGCTGGAGCAGCATCAGCAATATCTTCTGGTGCAGGCTCATTGTCCTTGTCTTTTTCCTCATCCGCCTCAGCATCAGCAGACTTTTTCAACAGCTCATCTGCGGCGGCATCCAGGTCTGCCAAACTCTTTGAAAGTTTGTCATTAAGCATGTTACCTTCCTCCTTTTACTTGGATAATGTTTCTGCTAACTCCCTAGAAGCCTCATATGACAACCCCTTGGTGAGCTGTAGATACAGTATGAATTCGCTTTTTGTAATATCTTGTTTGTTTAGAAGTTTTTTCCTAAGTTCAGACATATAGTTTTTTGCTTCTTCATCATCACCAATAGCATATGACAAAGTCTTAAATGCAGATTCCAGTGATTCTGGTACGATAGCTGAACCACTTGCATCACTGTGACCTGCTTCCAAAGCCTTCTCTATGTCATCCTTATCGGTGGTAAATGACTTAACTAATGCATCCCAAGTACACGATGTATTAACAGGGTTTGGGGTTATAGCCACATTGTATATTTTGGCTTTTACAATCTTACCAAGGGCATTTCGTTGTAATACTTTGCCTTCCACAGAGAATCCAAGTTTCCGATTAGCCCCAGACTTCTGTAGTGCAAGTGCTGTTTCCCACATATTCTTAGCAATTTCTACTCCTTTAAGGAGTGTACCCTCAACATAGAATCCATGAGAATCAATCTTACACTTATTCTTATCTGGATAACCAAGAATTTGGTCATTGTGGTGGTCAAAATTGAACCAGCCATAGTTCACAAAATCGTCATAATCCAAACCTTTTTGGACTATTTCGTCACCTTGACGGTCTTCAGAAGATGTACTAGCATATCCTCCTATACGCCACTCATCAGAATTAGCATCAGTGGATTTAAGCACATCAAAGGGCAAGCAAAAACTAAACACATCAGAGTCTTTCAATTTCTTCACCCCCTTTTGCTTGTACTAATAGAATAATATAGGTGACTGTACAAATCTTAATCATCTATGGTTATTATAAGTTTAGACATTGATTTTTCGGTATTTTCCTCAGAATCCTCTTCATAACCTTCTTCTGAGGGTTGCTCTTCACTGTACTCTTCAGGCTCAGAATACCCCTCAGTATCTTCTTCATCAGAGTATTCATCACCTTCGTCACCTTCACCAGCCATCATTTCCTGCTGTTGAGCAGCCATCTGGGTCTGCTGGTGATAGTTAATCCAGCTAGCATCCAGAATTACGTCACCGTCATCTATGGGCTTTTCTCCGTGTTCCTTACGTATCTCATTTACAGTTTTCCAAACTTTAGACTGCTTTGTCTCTAACTCAGCTTTTTCCTCTTCAGACTTCTCATCCAATCCTGTAAATGAGAATACGTATTCAGCAGAAAATCTGGAAATAACAAACTTGTTAATGATGGTTTCTACAAATCTTAACAGAGGTTTCAAGCCTTTATCCTTAGAATTCTTCAGCTTTTGTTCCTGAGAGGATTCAAATACACTGCTCTGTCCAGCAGCACCGCCATTATTAGCAAAGTTAATTTCAGCTGGGTCTATAGCGTATACAGCACACACAATGTTAATCAGGTAATTCATCCACTGATTAAATTCCATGTCTCTATTAGATTGAGACACATTTATGTACTCTATACCCTGTGGTACCTGAAGTACTGGAGTTTTCCAAGCGCCAGCCATACCATTTACTTGTGCTCTCCACTGTCTCTTAAATGAGTCAAGTTGCTCCTTATTCCCTATACCGTTAGGGTCAGACTTTATATTGATAATACCCTTCGTAGTGCCACCCTGAGAGAAGAATTTACTGTTGTATTCTTCAGCATACAGGTGTGATGTGATTTGCTGTATAAGCTGTTCCAATTCACTGAAGCCATATGGCTGAAGGTTTATATTGGAACGTGGGTTACGTACCCCAAATGCCATTTCATTAGCGGTAAACCAGCTTACTACAGTACCATCTATAACCTGTACCCAAGACACCTTCTCATTCTTCTTAGGAGGATTTTTGGACCATATGGTATTGTCCTGATAGTCCTCACTAGCAGCCCTTATAGTAGAAGCATCCACAGCCAGTATTTGAGCTGGCTTACCCTTCCTATCTGGTACTACCTCAAAGCATGCCTGGTCATAAGTAAGGCTGTCTCGAACAATCTTACGTATGAATGTATCAAAGTCATCAGTATCATTGTCGTTCTTATAACCACAGTTCTCTAGGAACATTTCTAATGACTTAATGACTTCTTGCTGCTCTTTAGTAGGTACTGCCTGTGGGTCTCTGAGACGCACCTCAAAGCCTATACCATCAGTAGAAAACCTCTTAGGCTTGGTAAAAGTTGATACCTGATTAACACGTGTATTGATGACTGCTGCAATAACACTGTTCTTTACGCTCATCTGATACAATATGTTGTAAGAAAGACTTGATGGCTTATCCTTATAATTCATAGCTGACGCCAGTCTTATTGGATTTTCGTAATATGCCTTCAAATCTTCAGCTGGTATACCTTTCACCAAATCTATAGTATTAGTGGAAGAATAACTGTTAGATTTTATAATCTTGGTATTGGGAGCAGAATTAGATACGGGTGCTCCAACTAACTTTACTTTTACAGCCATTATCCACCCTCCTTTCCTTTACATATGTAATATTGTTACTTGCGTGGTTTATAAATAAGGTTTCCATGTGAGTCAAACTCTGTATCAGGTGGTTTTACATTCAGAGTGCACATACAATTTGGATGAAGTGTGCCAAGAGTAGGCTTCCAGTCTGCCTGTTTCTTGCCATAGTTGTTACCATTAGCCATGAGTTCTGAGATTTTGAATACCCTAGGAGTCACACCGTCACTTTCTAAATACAGCTGCTTACACTTTGGGCAGGCTGTGGGGGCGGGCTTTTTATATACAAGAGTTTCAGCCCCTTGTGAAGACAAAGGACTTTTATTATCCAAAATAGCTTCAGCTTCACCTTGTAATTTAGCGTCAAATAACTCTGTATGTGCTACTCTGTGCCAATCCCTAGCCATATCACCAGTCTTTTCCCTAAGCATTTGAATGACTTTATACCTTGGAGTGTCATTCTCTATAGCAGCAGGTATTACTTCCTTAATAGCTTGCCACATCTGTAAATCAGACTGTAAGGCAGCATTCATTACTGTAGATGTAATACGTTGACCAATTGAGTCTATGTTAGTCTGTGCTTTGAGCTTTATCTGCTCTACAGATTGCTGCTGTGCTGGTGTAAGCTGAATCTTTCTCATGAGATTTTGTACTTCTGAAGCACTCATAGTAGACAGGTCTTTACCCTGTAATATGCTCAGTTTTCCATATTTGTATGCAGTTGTCACTAAAGACGTCAGTTCCTTGGGCAGTCCTAACTTTCTAATTAAAGCAGGGGAAGGCTTACCTTCCCCTACCATAATCTGCCCCAAGACTTCCATGTGATTACTGATTATGTCTTTTATCTGACGTATCTGTGCTGCTGTAAGTCTTGTTGCCATATTCTATTATCCCTTCTGGATGACACCAGCATCAATCATTTCGGATACTCGCATCATTTCCTTCTGTCTATCTTTATGCTCAATGTACATGACCAGTTCTGAGCTTATATCTACTGGTTCTTCCCATACGCACTCATGAGCAGTTCCCTGACCCATACCACCAAAGTAAGGACAATTCATACAGTCTGCCTCATCTGGCTCTTTTATAGTATGAAGTTTCTTACAGAAAACCTCTCTGTCAGACTCAGGATAGTCCTCTATGGACTGATTGATTTCGTGCCCAATAAAGTTAATGTGCCTGATAAGTTTCTTCATCATTGTTAACTACCTCCTATTTCATCCCTTTAAGAGTTCCATATTTATCATAAGTGTTTCCACTGACGTTATCTTTGTATTCTCCAGTAATTGAGTCTCTGGTAACATTCTTACCAATTACCCTACTAGAAATATCTACAAAGTGATGTGGGAATACCAGCTCATTACGCTTTACAGCCATTTCCCAGTCATTCAATGAACCAGCATCCTGCTCCAGAGAAGTAATTGATGGGTCTGAGCTATTACCATAGAATCCATTACCTCTTGACTTATAGTTATCACCTCTCATAACTGTAAGACACATCATAATTCCGTCTGCGTCACCAGGACTTGTGTGAATCTGACGATTAGCATATGAAGAATTACCAATATAAACTGAGGACTTGCCACCCTTATTAGCTACATAGACACCATTTCCAAGCATCTTACCAGCCTTAGTGTAGCTGCCTCCCATAAAGAATTCTCCTTCACGCCCTATGATGTTAGGAGCACACCCATATGAAGTGCCATGGAATACTTCCAGTGGAGTATAGGTCTTAGAGTCAGTAGAAGCACCTTTCAGTCTTTCCTGCTCTTTATTGAACCTATCTTCAAAGACACTATTCCTTACAGCGAAAAATCTGGAGTTGAACAAAGCCCTCTGGTCACCATGAGGTGCGTTTGGACCAGAGTGCACTCTGCCACTCATTACTGTTCCACCAGGTGTCTTCTCTCCTGCCTTATAATCCCAACGCTTCAGGAAGTCTTTTCTCATATCCAAAGATGTAGCATCATCTTCTGTGCCTATACTACACTTAGCTTTACTCAGCAATTCCTCTCTGGCTTTTCTAAGGTCAGACTTAGTTGTGTTGCTAGTAGCAGTTTTCTTAGGCTTGTTAAACCTTGGTTGTACATTAGTAGAGAAATCAAACGGAACATAATCAAAGTTTTTGTTAAGTTTTTGTTCAAGATTAGAGGATTCAGCCATCTTAGGAATATGCTTTGCTACCTGAAGATAAATCATTTGAGCTATATCCTTAGATGGAGTTTCATTACTCTCCTTATCGTAGTCAGCCTTCCACATGGTATCCTTATCTGCTTGGTTAGCAACAGCAGAAGAATCAACTGGAATATTCTGACTTTGTGTCTGATTAGTATAGTAGTTACGTAAGTCATCAAGATACTTGTTAGTATAGTAGTTACGTAAGTCATCAAGATACTTGGTTGTAACAACTGGTGCCTCATCAAGCTGGCTCTGAATTTTATCAGAAAGTTCCTTTATGGAATACGTAGAAGCAGTACTCCCAGTATAGTTACCATACTGCTTTATACGCATTTTAGCATCATCTTTCATAGCCATACCACTATAATAATCATAATTACCTTGATATTCTGTTCCCCTTTTATTCAAGGGACTAGCAGTATTACTTCTAGCTGAAACTGCCATTTTGTGGTGCATATCAACCATATTACTTGTTAAAATAAGGTTACTCCAAATTGAGTCATAGTCCTTGTTATCTGTAGGTTGTATTACGCCATTATTATTGCTAAAGCCATACAGTTTCTCTAAATTAGAGTTAATCTTTTCATATGTAACTTTATCCATCTGAGATAATTGCTTTACCTGCTCCAACCAAGCATACTCTTTTGTCCCATTACCAGATTTATTTTCTATACCGTTTTCCTTGCAGTATCTGCAATAAGCATATGAAGCTGCTGCGTAATTCCATCTTTTAGCTTCATCTGGTAACAAATTAGCTATATTTAGAGTAGCAAGAGTGGAGGTAGAACCTGAACTTCTATCAACTACCTTAAAGTTATCAAGATAGCCTGAACCCCATTTGTAACCCAAGGTATCAGCAATAACCTGTTGTGAATAACCAGCTTTTTCTAATTCAGAAATAACTGTGTTATACTGTAATTCTATGATTTCTACAGCTTTTTTTGCATCAGCTGGAGAAAAATTATTTAACCTTAAACTACTATCAAATCTTGAAGACCAGTATGTAGGTTGAGCTGTATCATCCCAATCATTTTTCTGAACATATGAAAGCAAATTAGGATTATATCCAGCCAATTTCATAGTCTCATCATACGTAGTTATCATTTCCTGAACTGTAGAACTCAAACCTGGATTAGATTTTTGCACTCTTCTGAGGTATCTAACAAAACCTTCTTTTTCTATATTGTACTTTTTCCTGTATTCAGCTGGGTCTAAACCAGTATATCCAAGATTAGTTGGGTAGAGGTTAATGGTAGTACCCCAAGAGTCAGTAGTTTTGTAATCATCGGTTGTATAGTCAGAATAAGTATCATTCAAGCTGTTGATAATATCAAATGGCTTTTCTGATGATTTACCAAAATGCAGCATTTTATTGTGGTCTTTAAATACCATGTATTGTCTAGGAGAAAGCATTTTACCCATAGTAAATCCAGAAAAAGAGATACTAATATTATGTGAAGCCATATCTTTTTTATACCCAGCCAACTTCATAGTATCTACTGCTCTCTCACCCCAATCACATGGAGTCTTAGCATAAGTATTTATAGAAGAAGCACTAGAACCAGTATCTTTTGCCCATTTATCCTTAACAGATTTAGGAGCACCACCACCTACCCATAACTTAAATGAAGGAAGGAATTTCTCAAGAATAAACGACTTAGCTACATCATCTTCTGGAACCATACCCATCTTAGTACAATCAGTAATCTCAGCTACACTTGTCATGTTATTTATGTGTTTAATCAAATTCTTAGTACGCTCTGTAGCATTAGCAGGCACAGGCAGTTCATCTGGGTCTATTTTAGGAGCAGCAGGTGCAGGCTGTTTCTTAGTAGGAGTCTTAGATATTGGACCAGGAGACACTGTCCCATTTATAGCATCAAAGCATTCCCTAACAGCCATACCAAGTCTCATAAGATTAATAGCATTATGAGCATGCTCATTCCAAGTAATACCATTAGCCTTCGCCCAAGATATCACTCCATCTTTACCAAGAATTTCACGAATCTTAGAGAATTTTTCTTTACCATTAGCACAAGCATTAATCTCTGCTTGCTGCTGAGGCGTAAAAGAAGACATCATGGTTGCCGTATTCACCGTAGAAGGTGTCTTATTCTGAGCAATTTGCGTTGTTACGTTGGTTGCCTGAGAAGTAACCTGAGTCTGACCACCTACCAACCCAGAAATTGAACCTGCGGTGGTCTTAAAAGAAGGATTAGCATTCAGGAATTTATTAAGAGCACTCTTAGCCCACATCCAGTTTATACTAGGATTGCTATTTACCTTCCATGTAAATCCAAGGTCTTTCAAGTAATCCATTGCTTTAGTTCTATCAGTGTTCTCCAAAGCAGCAAAATACTTCATATCCAAAATACCAGCAGATGGCTTAGTGAGGCTACTAAGAGAAGGAATGACATTATGCTTGTTCTGAAGAACCACATCTGATGACTTAACCTGACCTGGCAGCACCCATATGTCTTGCATAAAGGTCTTACCCTTACGTGTTACTGGTCTACGCACCTTTACCAGCTTAGAATAATCTCTCTGTGCTTTTTCCAGATTGGAGCTACCACCCATTAGGTCTAACTTAGCCTTGTCTACAAGATAGGAAGCAATATCTGTAGTCCTTATCATGATTTATCTCCTCCAATTATTATGATTTCATTCTCTCAATGTGTTTATCCAGTTCCTCATCAGTTATGTCATCTGGAAACTCAAACACTGACTTGTCGTTAGCAAAATCTTGCTGAACAGGGTTTTTCTCATATTTCTTACGCAAGGCTACAATGTTTTCTTTATTAAAGGTCTTAGTGCTCATATTTATGCCTCCCCATCTGTTTTCATAAGAAAACGCTCATAAAGTTCTTCATTGCGTATTCCAGTATCATCTACAATTAATGTAGGTGGCAAATTACTATCCTGAGAATTGTCATACAGCGCAAACGAATCAGCCATCCCTGCTATATCCAAAAAATTATTTCCAAAAGCAGTATGAGTCTTATGGAATATAGCGTCATCAATCTTTCTGCTCCTTGATTTAGCACGAGCAATAGCCATATCTACTGGAATATCTGCTGCTATGATATGTACGTAATATCCATTATCTCTAGCTTTATTGATAATTTTCTGGTACTTAGAAGTGTCTCCCATGCAACCATCATATGCAAAGCACTTTTTAGCCTTAGTGAGCTCATCTATTACCTTATTGGTAATATCTGAAGATTCTCTGTGTAACCTACCAGCAGCAGTACGCTCATCTTGAGCCATAAACATTTCATGCTCTGGAAGCAACTCCTTAATGTCATCACAGTCTACTTTGAGTAGGTTTACTCCTAACTCATCAGACATAGGCTTCACTATAGAGTTGACTATTGTGGACTTGCCTACGCCGCTTCCACCGCCATACAAGAAAAGTATTGGTGGGGTATCTTCTGGAGCATCCTGTGCTTTAGATAGATAATCTTGTACTATGGGTTCATGGACTGCCTGTGTTCTTTCCTTAGTGTACTTGCCAGGAGCAATCCTGTACATATCACAAGTCTTGTTAGTTCCATTTGAAATAAAATAAGTGGATTTTAGGTAACTATCAAGAGTTTTATGTGATTTCTTTTCCTTTTCAGGAAGTTGATTGTACTCACGTTTTACCTCATCCAGTGATAATATATCACCAGTAGCTGTATTCATGTACATAAAGTCCTTATTCTGTAGCTTACTAGCTGTGTTCTTACCCTTATCAGGATTGAATCTAGGCTTGTTTTTACTGACCTGCTTTCCGTGTTCATTTAGATTCTTATACACAGTAGTAGTGTAATTACCATGTTTTCCATTAACAGACACTCTAACTGGAGTCAATCCTTCACGATGAAATGACTTTTTCAAGTAGTCTTCATGAAGAAGATTGACTAGAGCTGAGTCTGAGCCTTTATCTACAAAGTTGATTCCCATGGTTTTCCCTCATTTCGCTAATACTTCATTGATTTCCTTGACCATGTTAGAAAACAACTTATTGACTACTACATCAGCTTTTTCCTTAGTTTCCCTAAGAAAATTGTCTGTAAATTGCTTTCCTTCACGTTGTTCTCTAATGGCAGACACTGCCTTTTCTAGCTTTTCCTCTATATCTACTTGTGTATCTCTCTTATCAGAGGATTCAATTATAATCTTAGGCATATTCCACACACCTTTCAAACACATATAGTAAATAATATAAATAAAGGCGGCAGTATGTACTGCCGCCAAATCCGTGTTAACCTGCTTTTTTGATAGCCATTATGAGTCTCATCCTAAGAATCTGTTGATTGCTATACTTATCCTGTAGTTGCTGTACATCAATTCCCTTATTCTCTGCCATATCAACAATGTCGTCCAAAGTAAAATAAGAATAATCCTCAGACTGCTTCTTCTGCTCTACTTTATTGAGAAGTTTCTTAAATCCCATGCTACGCAGCATCTTCATTACAGCATTCACGTTAACCAAATTGTGATTCATGATGGATTCTCTAGTATAGGAGAATGTCTCACCGTGAGCCTCATATGTTCCGCAAGCTAAATGAGCAAGTTCGTGTGATGCCAAGTTCATCAAATATAAGGCTATAGACAGGTCATCGTCATTAGGAATCAAATATGGATTCATCATAATGTAGTGTCTAGTGCCACAAGAAGCTATGTTCTTTTCTAAGCACAATCCCATGTAATCTTTCCTAACGATGATACCAGGGTAGAAGGTTTTTCCATTCAACTCAGGAGAATGGCTAGCCATCAATCTCAGGATGCTGTCCCAAGCCAATATAAAGCTGACCTGAGTGCTGCTGTTTATCCTCTTAACATGAGTATCCTTATCCTGCCATACAATCCAAGAGTAATCCAACGGATTGTTCAAAGACTGAAGATTTTCGGTGCTCAAACCATTGACCACTTCATCTTTAGTCCTACCACATTCGTGTGCTACCTTCTCTACTACTTCATTTAGTTGCTGAATTTTCTCAGCTACAGAAGGAACAGTGTAACCTCCTTGTGGTATCATACCAGCTACTGCCTTAGATACGGTATTAGCAGCCTTCATCAAGTCCTTAGAAATCAACTGAGAAACAATTACTCTATTACGCTCAGCATTGCTGGTCTTGTTATCATAGAAGGTTTCCTTGTAGTTAGAGTGGTCTGAGATAGCAATTGGTGACTGACTAACCTTATCTGATATAGCTGAGAGAATACCCTGATACTGTGCTTTCAGTCCTTCTCTATTAGTGCTGAATGGATAGTCTACGTCACGTGGGTCTAACTTAGTGTCTATATCAAGCACTACATGAAAAGTAGCATTCCAGCTAAGGTATTGCTTGAATTGGGTCAGTCCTCTCAGTCTAACATACAGGTATCCAGAGAAATCATTCTTGGCGGTCTTATACACATTTACTCTGATTTTAGTGTTCTTTGGTATGATGTCTTTACCAATGTTAAATACAGCAGGTGCACGTCTAGTAGAAGAAGTCTGAACAAATCTCTTATAGGAGTCATAGTCCTTATGATTTACAGTAACCTTAATGTCTTCAGGAATCTGGCTGGTGAATACATAATCGTATACAGCGTATTTAAATCTATCGGAATCATCTTCTATGCTCTTACCCTTACCAACTTGTACGTTCTTCAAGGTAATGCGTGTGCCTTGTCTGTAATCCTGTTTCTGTATAGGATTAACACCAAGGTCTTCATTGGTAAACACATTATCCTGGGTTTCTACCTTAAATCCACTGCCGCATCCAAGGATAACTGATTTAGCTAATCCAAATCCGCCTACATTACTCTCATCACCCTTAGTAGTCCCACCAAGGGTTAGAAACTTGTCATGTAAGGTCTGAAGGTTCATCCCTACTCCATTATCCTCAATAATAAGGTTGCTGCCCTCCCAGCTGATATTGATGTATCCTTCACCCTGAGCGATGTCACCGTTCTTCTCAGCAGTCCTTATAGCGTCAATGCTATTCTGAAGGCACTCACGTACAGCCAATGCTCCAAGGTTTTTGCTGTTGTAAAGGTTCTGACATTGCAGTTTCCAGATGGTGTGTACGTCTGCTTTCAATTCAGCTATCTGATTTTTATAGTCTTTCATTGTTGTTACCCCCTTAGTGTGAGGAATCTCTGCTATATGGTTCCAAACATTCAGTATCAATCTGGTTATCATCAACTGGGTGGGTCAGCCCACATGTCTAAACCACCCAGCTGCCTTCCAGTATCAACCGTCTGAAGGTTCACCTCAGCAGGTTATTACGCCACTTCTTCAGCTACATAGCTGATATCAAACATTTCTGTCTCTTCCATCTTGTGATTCATGTAACGCTCAATCTTCTTAGCGGTGGTTTTGTTAAGGTTATCCATGAATACCTTAGTTGCTGTACAACCTGTGTTCATAGAGTCATCATAGATAACTACTCTCCAGTTATTTTTCATCTGAGTTATGCCTCCTTTACCTTATGAAGAATTACTCTGTAATGAAGTCTCTGGATGTTATATCCACCAGCCATAATGGTCTCTACGTTGACTGCTCCCAACTTTCCTTTTATGTATCCGTTCAATCCTTTAGGAGTTGCTGTGATGTTATCCCAAGTAACAATCTCTCCTGTTTCTCTCTTGATTCTATTATACAGGTCTAAAATCCAGTTTTCTGCAGCTTTCTCATTTTCTTCTCTGAAATCTTGTTCATTATGGCTTCTGAGGTAGTCCCATCTGCTCCTGCTATAACGCTGGATGAAGGTTTTGTACCCTAACTCTTTGTATTTCTTATAGTAGTGTTTCTGTTCTTCTAAGTCGAATTTAGTCCAGTTCTCTACAAGTATATCCTTCAATGTCTTAAAGGCTTCAGGTATCTCAAACTGATAATGTCTTTCTAGTTCCAGCTGCTTGTTGTACTTGTCCTCCCAGTTTTTAGCTATTTCTTGAGCCTTAATCAGATTTTTCTGTGAATTCTTCATGTCACTCAGCTTATCCTGATATTCACAAGCTAACCAGTATGCTTCGTGGTTTCCAGTACCTGAGTGGTCCATAGGATTATCAGACCAGTTATGTTTCTTCAGTTCCGTGAGCTTTTTGTCTGCCTGCTTCTTATGCCTCTCAATAGTACCCTCAATCTTGTGGACTCTTTCAATAGCTTTGTCTAGCTTTTCTTTCAATTCTGTACTCTTCATAGCAATCTCTCCTTTTCACTCAACTGCTTTGTGGTTTACATAAGGTGTTCCTAAAAACATTATATCTCTTTTCATCCCAAGAGTAAAGTAGAAAAAATAAAGTTCATATAAAATTTTTCAAGTAAAAACTGTACATTTTACAAAGGATAGTGAATCAGAACCCTGCATAATGTGTATCATCTATTCATAGAATTTTTTGAGGTTTACATATCAGTTTTCTGGCTTATGAAAAAGATTCAAGTATTCACATGTAAAAACAGCAAGTGCTGTTCTTTTTTACGTTAGTAAAAAAGAAGGTTAATTCTTTTTATTTTACAAGAAACTTAGTATTTTTATTAAATTAAGGTTATTTACTTTTTTACTCTTTTACGTTAAAAAAGGCAACCGAAAAAAATTTTCGGTCAAGTATTTCATGATGTGATTTTACCACATATCTACAGTTCCAGTAGATAAAAGTAGAGGGCACAGCTGTATGTAAAGCTATGCCTTCAATTTTTGACTTATGTAAAGTTTTCAAGGATTCACATGTCGCAATGTTACGTTACTCCTGTTCTGGTTCTTGGAAATAACCATGCTCTGCGTCATCCTGCTCTTTCTCTTCCTGTGTCATAGGTTTTGTAGGTTGTTTTAGAGAATCTTTCATCATTTGAGTCATTTGCTCAGGTGTAAGGTTGTCTAAGTTCATGTTATTTCACCTTCTTCTTGGATTGATTTGACTTCCAGTCACTCATGCCGTCTGGGCTATGAGCTATGAATACTTCTGGGTCTATGTAGCTATTCAAAGCCATTGTACGCTGATTACCTAGTACAGAGCAGACTTTGTCACCTACTTGGTTACGCAGTTTAGTCATTTCCTTTGCGTTATTCGCTACAGGAAGGTCTTTGAGCATCTGCTTAGCCATATGAGTGGCTAACATAGTACGTAAATCTTTTGGGTGAAGTCCAAGAGGTTTCAGTGCTTTTCTAAGCTGGTCATCCGTGGTATTGAACAGGTCACCATTGTCTCCTGCCTTCTTTTTACGCTGTACTAGCATAGTCTTCAGGTAGGAATCAGTAACCTTGTGACGCTGTGCTACACCCTTCTTTCCTGTGAAATCTAGGTATACATTGTCACCTTCCACAACCACGTTCTCACCCTTCAGTGTTGTAGCCCCACGTGCTTCCTTCACTGACTTGGTGTCTGCTGTGCTGCCAGGTCTAGTACCCATATGGAATATAAGATTAAGGCAGTCAGACACCTCTGGGTTGGATTCTTTCAACTCCTTAATTGAATTAAGGATATTGTCACGGTTTTTCATCAAGTTTCTGACTCTGCTAAACTTCTCGTTGGACTTGCTAGCTACAAAGTCCTTATGGTACAAGTATACAGTTCTGTTCTGTCCATCCTTACCTATAGCTAACAGATTAGCATTTGGGTCTGGACTGTACATAACCTTCCTCCAGTTAGGAGGTACTGCATGCTCTCCAGTAAAGTAATCAGGCAGCTTTTCTCCTTCCTGAAGAGGTTTCAGGTGAGCAGTCTTTTCCGTTATGTTGTGGTCAGTAGCCTCAACTTGCGGTCTAGGTTGCTTTTTAGGAGGTTTAACAGCAGTCTGTTCCTCTCCTTCTCTTACCCACTGCTTCCTAGTAGCTATCTTTCCTGTACTGGTCTTGTACTGTACCTCTTTCTGTACAAGACCAGTTCTATCTAGTGCCTTTTCCATGGTTTCCATTGGTATAGACTTAGACAGGAAATTGATAGTATTGATGTCTGATTGGTTGTTTATAAAATGCATTACCTATCAGTCCTTTACATGATGATATCACCAAGATTATCTACTGGTTCGTCCTTCCAGTCATCCCAGGACTTGTACTCTGGATTCTTAGTGATATCACTGGACACCCAAGCAATATCCTTGGGATTGGATGGTGAAAACTCAGCATACTTGTCAGCTTTCTCATCGAAAACAACAAACTTAGCTGCGTTTCCGTACTTGTTATTCCAACGCTTTATCTTAAACATTTCTCTTACCTCCAATTATATGATTGAGTCTGGTGTACTTCTGTATGATAATATCTGGTTATTCAGCAAATTTGTACGCAAGTTCGTTATCCAAACCTGAGTTAACAAAGCCAACTAGCATAGAAGGTACACCAGCCTGACCTGCTCTGGCTGCCAACTTGTAGTTGAGTTCCTTCTCCCAGTAACGCAGGCACTCATCCAGCCTAGACTGTATATCTGTACGGCTGGTAGAATCTCTCATTGCTTTGAGTGCTGTAAGGTACAATCTGAGCTTTTCCTGTGCTTTGGTTACAATTGTTCCATAGCTGTAAGCCTTATCACTCTCTGGAGTGTACTCAGGCAACCACTTACCTACCTCAGAGGGATTGAATACTTCAGCACCGACCTCTATGGACAGTTCCATAAGTTCATCACTTTCCCAGCCTAACCTGTCATAGTAATTACCAGTAAGCTGATGTGATTTATCAAAGTCTTCATCCTTAGCATACAGATGCATGTACCAAAAATCGTTTCCTATAAGAACAGCCAAGGCTGCTGCTCTGGTGAATGGATGCAGTTCCATTATTACTCACTCCTTCTCTTTATTTAGATGCCTTAGTCAAAGCCATGCAGCACCTCATCCAGTTGATGCCTTCGTGGCCATTTTCCTTCCAGCTGATGCCTGACTTCTTAGCCAGCTCAATAATATCATTTCTGGATTTACCAGAAGCAAGCATGCTTTGAATGTCTGCTTTGGTCTTAGGAACACTTACATTAGATGAAGAATCCTGTTTAACTTTTGAAGTAGCAGCTGCTTTCTTGGTAGGCTTATTACCTGCCTTTGTGTCACTCTGTTTCTTTTCTTCCTTATCCCAAGCAACACGGTACTGAGTCTGATTGAATGCATCTTCAGCACTACTAATCTCAATATTAGTAGCACCATTATCATGCAATTGCTTAGCAAACTCAATTGCCTTCTTCTCAGAGAAATAGGAGGAACTATGTGCTTTAGGTACTCCAACATTAGTCTTGTTCACGTAGTCTGGATATGGGCTGCCGCTATCCTGTTGCTTGCCATTACCATTATCAGTTGCTGTTTTTTCCTTCTTTTCTTTGGTAATTTTACGCAGTTCTACACCACCATCTGAGTATACATTAGCTTTAGCAGTGTAAGTATTCTTATCTTTATCATACATAATAACTTCTTCGTCATCACGTATCTTTCTGCCATATGCACCGTCCAAAACAAGACCATGTTCCCTCAGATTATCCTTCAGGTCACTCATGTGCTTACCCTTAATAACCTGTGGAATAGCCTTCTGCTTATCAGCATCTGGAGCACCCTTAGAGGATTTTCCTTCATTCTTCTTTACATCACTAGCTTTCTTCCACTGCTTACGAGTGTACGTACCATGCTTACCATTTACCTGTACATCAACCAGTACAAGACCATCTTTCTTTAGTGCCTTAGCAAGTTCTTCTTGTTCCAGAGGCATAGATTCATAGGACTTATTCAGCACCTCTAAGTCTGTACCCTTGTTTACAAACTGTGTTATCATAATTATTACCCTCCTATTATGAATGAATTTGGATACATGTCTCTGTAATAATATATGCTTAGTATGGTATTGCTTACCTACCTCCTTAAATTAACAAAAGTACATATCAGTTTATGTGTAAACTTACTCTGTTTTCCAAAAGAAAAGGACTGAGGCTCATTGCTCAGTCCTTAGTTTATCATAGTTCTGCCTCCAGAATTGGTACACGTGGGTAGTCCTTAGAGTAACACCACCAATAGCCACCATGGGTACTTTGTTTACCTTTACAGCATCTTATAATTCCGTGTTTCTCAAAGCCAAAATCACAAGCATCATTTATACAGTAATAAATTTCTAAAGCCAGTTTTTTCCAGTTCATTCTGATAACTGGAATAGCTCTAGGATTATTAGCACGCTTATTAGCTATTTTTAACTTTTCTCTGGTTTCATCACTAGGATGCGTGCCATATAGTATGTGATTTTTACCAGATTTAAACTGACCTTTAATAGTAGCTATTTTTAACTTTTCTCTGGTTTTTTGTGTAACTACTCTCCCAGTAGCCTTCTTTCTAATCTTTTCTCTAGTTTTTTCAGAGTGAGTTTTACCATACATATGATTTAATTCTCCTTTAAATAGGTATCCTTTTTTGTACATTGGATTTAATGGACCAGGAAGTCCTCTGCTGGGTTGAGGAACACCTGTTAAAGATTTACTAATTTTCTTTTTGATTTCATTCTTTCTGCGTTCACTCAACCCTTTCCAGGTATTACCTCCATTACCACCTTCTGCTAGATTATAAAATTGTTTTGATTCAATTGCATTATACTTATCAATGTAGTATTTTTCTTTTTCATTTAATTCATTTTCGCTATTAGCAACATACAGTACTTCTTTTAAGAAGTTATTTTTTCCATATTTTCTAACAGCTTGAACAAATATTGTACCTGAGCCTAAATAAGTGTCTTCATCAATTTTAGCATTCCATTTTCTTTTACCAATATAACGCTTGTTATTTACTAAATTAGTAGTGATATAAATGTATCCATACATAACTATCCCTCCACTTATATAATATCCTATACAAGTGGAGGGATACATTTGTTATTGCCATATGTCTTCGATGAGCTTTAACAGATTCAATTCATCTGCTTTTCCGCCATCTACTACTGCATTAATAGTAGCAGACTTATTAACTATGATGTCTATCAATTTTTCATCCATTTCACATTTGTTAGCAAGCATATAATAAATCATAGCAGTTTCATTTTGACCACCACGCCAAATACGACCTTCTGCTTGTTCCATATCTCCTACTACAAAACTTACGTCATTCACAATCATTGTGCTAGCAGCAGTCAAAGTTACACCAGTACCACCAGCTACAATATTGATTACAATAGCCTGAGCCGTACCATGTTGGAATTCATCGATGGCTGCATTTTTAGCCTTATCGCTCATACCTCCAACAATCTTCAGGCAACCCTTGATTGCCTTCTCAACCTGAGCAACTACCTCAGTGAATGCTGTTACAATAACAACCTTCTTACCCTGAGAAATGATGTCCTGAGCGAATGCTATGGACTCCTGAGCCTTCTGAATAGCTACAACCTGCTTTGCTCTGTTGAGCTGTACCAAGGACTCACTGTTCTTGTTCTTCCTAGTCCTGAGATACTCACTGATGAGATAGTGGTATTCAGACAGGTTTACGCTTACAGGGATAGCCTGACGCTGTTTCTTCAGGTGAGGCAATACATCCTTCTTCAGATGTCTAACCATAACAGGCTTCAGCTGCTCATTGAGTTCGGAGTCATTGCTGTTACCAGTGTAGTCCCAACCCCACTGAGTTTTCTGTCCATCGCAGAAGTGTTTACCATAATTCTGAAATGCCCAGTTCCCACGGGTAAGTGGATGACGGATAACACGGAGAATATTGTACAGATTGATGTTTCTGTTGGTCTTAGGAGTACCAGTAATAGGAAATACATACTGGCTAGTAGCAGCCAACCGCAGGACTGCGAGTGCTCTCTTGCTGTCAGGATTACCATAATTGTTAACTGCCTGGATGAAGTGAGCCTCATCAATCATGATAACCTGATACTGCTCTTTCTCCAGTTGCTTCTGAAATTTATCAAGGCTATGATAACCAATGATATTCCAGCCATCAACGGACTTGTAAGGCTTATTGGAATACTGAATATGTACTTCAGCATCTGCGTTCACCATGTGGATTTCTCTTTCCCAGTTTACTCTAAGAGTGGGTGGGCAGATAACCAGTTTCTTCATAGGAATGGATTCACCAATGATAACCTGCTCAAAAGTCTTTCCGCAACCTACTTCATTTCCGTTCAGACCAGTCTGGAGGTTCATCAGTCTCTGAGCATCTTCAGGCTGGAAGGAGTATGGCTGGAATTTCAGGTTGAGCTTGCTGAGGTCTAAGAGGTTGTATTTCTTGTTCCAGTTCCTAGTGAGGTCTGCCCAAGGCTTCAACTGGTCAGCAACTACTCCATCAGGCAGTGCATCATACAACTTAGCAGCATTTTCAATGTAGCAGTTCCACACCTTCTTCTTGTTATCCCAGAACATGTTAGGAATAGACTTGAAAGCAGATACCAATGCTTTGTCGTAATCACTCTTAATCTGAATGGTGTCCACTGATTTAGGAAGTCTGCTAACTTCCAAAACAATCTGGTGAGCAGTATGGGGCTTGCTCTGTACCTTAACAGGGTGAGGCTGGCTGTTGTACTGCTGGATAGCCTTTACCAGAGCAGTGGTATCCAGCCCCAAGGATACAAAAGACTGATTGATGGTCTCAGCATATCCCCAGTTCACGTTCAGTACCCAAGTCCCATTAGGCTTAGTCCATTTGTACTGAGTGTTGTCCAGCTTACCTTTCAGCTGGTCACTCACCTTACGGTCAAATGCCCAAGTCAAGCTAACCTGAGTATCACTTACACCTACTACCTCTACTGGGTTGACCTTAACAGTCTTAGCACCTTCGTAAGCAGTAATGCTTTCCTCAATATCGTCTGCCCACTGGGTCAGCTGAGTTTTCTTGTACTTACGCAGAGTCAAGCAGACGAACCATGCTTGGCGGTCAGTGAGGTGGTAATTCCCACCAAGATTCTCCATCTTGGAGAAGTCAACCTTGTTGTAGCCGATGCCGTCAAACTGTACAGGAGCACCAAGACCCAACATTCTGTCATTAAGTTCGCTGATTTGATGTTTTGTTAAGATTGCCATTGTCCTCTCTCCTTTTTCAACTATGAGGATTTTTGTGTGAGGTTTCCCCTCAACCTAATTATAACTTATTTCATAACAAAAATAAAGTGGGCAAATCATATTTTGTAAAAAATTTTTAGAAAACATTTCACAAGGATAATGAGTATAGTAACTATCAGTGAACTGTACATTATGAGCTTCAGAATTCCTACTAACTCTAGCAGGTGCTGCAGCTGTATGTCGTTAGTCCATATTTTGGATTCAATCCTATTGATTATCCACAGGGAAACAATGAGAATGAACAAGTCTATTGTGAATAAAGAAAAATAAATCTGGTCTCCATACAGCATTTTATCTCTCCTACGTTAGATAAACTCTACAGATGTGGAGTTATTGACATTAATATTGTAATTAGTCAGCTTGTTTACACCTATAAGTCCATATGCTAAAGCACAGCAGTAGTGGTCTGGACCAACTCTAGTTGCCCTGCTATATACTAGTCCATCACTTTCTTCATCCATGATAACCGTATTTTTGAGGTGCTGAGTAAACATAGCAATCTTCTCACACCACGGGAACAGCCCTATAAGATGCCCCTTTATAGAGTGAAGCACTCTCTGTATAGATAAGGTCTTATCTACAGTTACCTCTCTGGAAGATTCATTCCATTGGTCAATGAATCTGGTTTTGCTGTGTGCGTCTTTATTTGTAGTCCAGTAGCAGGAATACCAAGCAGCAGGGAATTGTGTATACCCATAGCTATTTTTATCAGCACCGTACCCAGCATCTGCTACCACTATGTTAGGTTGGTATGACCTAAGAATGGCACAGAAGTATGCAACTGCTTTCAGAGGTACTTTACTGTCATCATGTACGCTATGAAGATTGAGCAAGTCTACTACGCCGTTGCTCTTTACTCCTAGGATACACATGTAGCTGACGTCACCCCAGTCTATACCTGCTACTATGGCAGCATATGCTGAAGTCCTAGCCACTTGCTCACGTCCCAAGCGGATGGATGCCTTGATATCAGCTTCTGTTATCTTGATTCCTTCTGAAGCAAATGGCTCTCCTATAACGTAATTGTAGAACAACTGCTTCGATGAGTAGCTGAATCTACGTCTCATGATGTTATCAGCACTTATCCAAGCAGCATCAAGCTGGCTGATATGATACCCTCTAACCTCATGAATAGATGGGTACATTGGCACCCATTCTCCTATTCCCATTCTATTGATAGGTTTTTTACACTTCTTACATCCTATAATGAAAGTGCCATCAGCTATCTCCTGAGTAGCAGAGTTTACACCATTAGGATTGACCTGAATGAGATTATCATCAAACGTAAGGAATTGTTTAGTACCACAGTGTTCACAAGTCCAAATATACTTCATCTGGTCAGACTTACTTATAGCACCGTTTACACCTCTACCTGGAATGGAAGGAGTACTCCACCTACGCATGTATCCGTACTTGCTGGCTGATAATCCTTCTTGGAAGGATAATTCCACTCCATCCTTCATGCGGTCATACTCATCTATAGCTAAGAAATCAGTATCAACACCCTCACCAGTAGCACCTTCCCAGCCAGAACGCATGAATAACCAATTATCCAATATCTTTTTGGTAGTGACACTGTCCATAGTTTTATCTACTTTGTCCAAAAAGTATGGAGTTTGTAACACTGGCTTTATTCTGGACTTGGAAAAGTCTACCATCTGTTGATTCCTAGGAAATATGTACATAGCCTTTACATTTTCCTTAGTAGTAAGGAAGTGTAAAACCTCTGATAGTCCTACTTCAGACATACCAAGCTGCCTTGACTTCTCTATGACTTTATTTGGGTGAGTATCCCTAAGTATAGCTGACTGCCACGGTCTATGCTTGAATGGATTACTACTAATAAATGTAGTAGGCTTGCCCTTAATTGTCTTGTATTTTAATGCCCATAGGTCAGCGAATTTATTACACATCTGTTCCTCTATTTCAGATGTGTTAATTCTAGTGATTATGGGCACACGCTCAATGCTCATTTATAACACCTCTTATGTGTATACCTTCTGATATGGTTCCAGCTTGAAGTTCATGGTATTGACTCCCTTGTTATCATGAATATACTCCTGTGGAATTGTAGCTTGTCTAGCATCCCAGAGCAGTTTCCAGTCTATTCCGTTCCATCCCATAGAAGCAGTTTTCTTGATGTCGTCTGCTGCTCTATCATTATAGTATCCTACGTACCTGCTGTCTGCTGTTCTCCATATCTTCTTGAAAGCACACGCCAATGTCTCCAACTGGAAGTTATCTAGGTTCAGTGACTTCTTCAGTATGAGTGCTGAACGCTCCATGTCATCTTTCTCTTGGTCACTCCACTTGTAGTACACCTTTACCTTCTTCTTGCCTATGGTTTCCTTCTTAGTTAGCTTGTCATCCTGATTGAAAGCATAAGCCAACCCATCAGTAAAGGAAACACTATCTGGTTCACCAATCATAAGTATGGTAGGCTCTACATTATATCCTGCTACATGCTTCAAAGCCTGACAAAAATTCCATGTGGAAAACCTACCAAAGCAGTATATAGACTTCAATGGTGACCACATTCTCCAGAAATTCTCATGAGGGTCATCACTGTCTAACAGATTATCAAAGTATTCTGCCTGAGACTTACCCACTATGGACTGATATGAGAGTATCGTCTCAGCCATCTTAGGTCTACACTTTATTTTGTCCTGTTGGAATGGAAGTCTATGGAGCACTTCAGGTGTTAACCACTTCGTTAGTCTTTCCTTATTTACCAGTTCTAGGTCTGGCATTTCGTTCCAAATAACCCAAGCAGTAGGCAGCTGATACGTTATACCATATAGAAAGCACAACCATATGACCTGCTCTTCATTCAATTCCATTCGTCTGATTATATAGTTCATGTAGTTGATTGCTGGGTCTACATCGTGAGCATAGATGCTATTTCTACAAAAATCAATGAACAGTGAAACCCTGTCCCTTGTTGTTTCCATGTGTTTTCACCTCAAATCAAAATTGGAGTCCTTATATTGTGGTTAGAATACACCTGCTTCTCTACTCCTGAGCAATCTACCTTGTGAGGCTCTATATTCGCTCTACTGAGAATGTCGAATGTACTGGCGTACACTCTAGCACCTTCTACCTCTCCAGTCCACAGAGGTCTCAATCCATTTCGGATAACTCTTATGGAATGGTCTTTATTCAGCACCAAGGCAGCAATGCTAGATTCAGGAAATACCTTTAATGGGTCTTTGCCATCTATTATACACCTCAACAACAGTTCACTGTCATTCTTAGTCTGAGTCTTATACCCAAATTGCTGCTCCCACTGCTCTGGTGGTGACTGAGACACCACTCCGTTATGTACTATGGCAATGCCAGTATCTTTGTCTATAATAGGTTGATTGTACTTAATGTCGCTGGTGCTATATCTAGCATGAGCTATCAGTGACACTTTACAACCTATCATGGATGTCCAGTCTAGCTTTTTCACTAATACATCTATGGGCTCTGGAATCACCATGCTTTTCTTTTTATTGTTTATGTAATACACAACTCCAGAGGCATGCATACCACGAATACGGCTCTCAATCATTACAGTTTTTAGGCAGTGCATCTGATTTTCTGTTACTTTATCACTAATAAATCCAATGATTCCACACATAGTTAATCCCTCCTTATCCCAATAAATAAAGAGGAATTCATGTTTATTGTAGTATTTTTCATCATAGTATTATACGTGCCATTTCTGCTAATGCCCTCTCCATATGGTTATTAGCAACAATGTGGTCATATCCCTCTGAATTATACAACCCATGAGACTTATCATACATATATCTAGCCACAGCACTGTCTGCTCCATCCCTACGTATAAGCCTTATTAAAGCTGTCTCTGGAGGTACAGATAAATATACGCTTGATACTGTTCTTAATCCTGCTGCTTTGAGTGCCTTCATGCCGTGCTGGTCTACTACAGCCAGTACTCTGTCATTCTTAGACATTTTACTGAGTACTTCCTTCTTTTCTATGCCGTAATAATACCCATTAAACTTCACTAACTCTATGAAATCATGGGTTTCTACGTATTTTTCATCCCTAAAGTAGTAGTCCATTCCATCAATTTCCTGTCTTCTTTTAGGTCTAGTAGTAGTACTGACTATATCGTCAATCCTGAATCCTGGTGAAGTGTTCATTCTCATCTTCAACTGCCTAACTAGTGTTGTTTTACCACTACCGCTTGGTCCAGTAATTGTTATAATCATGGTTCTTTCTCCTTTATGTAACAGTAGGCACATCATTTACGTTATTGTATTCCCCACAAGTACTCTTTGGGTTGAGATAGATGCCTCTCTCCATGCAGAAAGACACCTTACCCTTACGTAGAATGATATGCCTACATGTTTTACAACAGTTTTTGGTATAGCTCATGTTCTTTTGATTGCTTTTCAGCTTCAATTGAGCTCACCTCATTGTATTTTGTCATGGATTCATACAAATTACTCTTTAGATTCCTTCAGTTTTTTGATTTCGTATGGACTTAACAGGTCAGAATAATCCATTTTAGCAGCAAAGTTCTTATCCATAAACCTGATTAGGCTGTCCTTAAACTGATTAAAACTCACAGTACTGCCTGCTGCCATGGGGTGACCTCCGCCATTACCAGTAGCCATCTTAGCAATTTTCCCTAGAGGAATGTCTAACTGCTTTTGTGTTCTCCAGCTGATGCTGCCTGGGAAGGAAATCATCATGAGCAGGTCTAACTCTGGATGCCTATCTAACATGCCATCACCAATCTCAGACAGATTAGCATTACAGAAAATTACACCAGTCTTTAGTTTTATCTGCTTCTTGCTATGACTCCTATTCAGTACCCACAAGTTCATGGTGTACATATACTTGTCATAGCTGTCCAGCTGCTTCTTTATGAACAGCCTAAAAGCCTTAATCATAGCAGACTTCTCTGTATCGAACAGGTCTGATGGTTCTTTCAGTTTTCCGTCTAGGCTAATGCAGTATTCCGTGAAATCTGCCTCTCCTATAATAGACAGCAGAGCATTGAGATTCTTAGCATGTAAATTATTTGCACGTTTCCACTTCCAAGTATCCCAAGCATCAATTGCCTCAATCAGTACCTTATTCCTAGCAGTAATCTCTTGGAAGTCCTCATCCTGAGAAAGCATCCAAGTACCACACCTATCAACCTTGTATTCATCGCACTCGTGTACGATTGCCCAAGCATACCTGTTAAGAGCATGAGCAGTCTCATGATGGTCTCTCAGTCTAACAGGTACTCCTGTCTTACGCATCCACTTATTCAGCTTAGCAGCAGTTTCTTCATCTACTGATATGTCCCCAATGATAACCTCAGCCACGTCTTTAGCTTCATTTATCATATTCATCACGTTACCGTTAACTGTGCTGTACCCACAGCTAATGCTCTTATAAGGCAATCCCTGCTGTTGAGCATAGAGAATACCCAAAATTTTTACTCCAATGCCGTCTAGGTCTGTGTGATGAAAGATGTATACTCGCTTTTCCATGTTTTTCTCCCTTCTTAGTGAGTGATAATCGGTACTCTGATAGGTTGTTCAAGCTGGGTTACGGTGACTGGCTCCGTGGCAAATTGAGCCATACTAAGGAAGTAATTTGGCTCAGTCTTAATCTCAGCACCCATAATCTCTAACTCCTGAAGCCCTTCATCATAAAAATCCCTACTAATTGAAATAACCTTAAATACAGGTTGCTCCAATTCGTTTATGCCTACTCTCAAAACAATTCTCAGGCAGTTCATAGAGGATAGCTGAAGGTAATCAATATCTTCCAATCCTTCTCCATAGTATAGTTCCAGTTCTTCTCTGCTAAGTTTCTGATTACTCGGTATTATTTCATGTACTATGGCATCTTTTATCTGCAGGGTCATCCGCTTTTTCTCGTGTCTATCTAAGGTAAACTCTGTAAATGTAATCATACTATCTGGCAGCAGACACGTAGTGAGTTGATTAAATGGTATCTTATTCATGTTTTACTCCTTACATAACAAAAGAGGGCAGCAGTATGCCCTCTTTAGTGTATTTTCTTTGGCTAGAAGTTGTGGTATTCCAGTTCATGTTGTAATCCTCCGAACAGGTTATTATGCTTCCCAAGGGTTCAGTCCAGCCTTGTGCTTATCATCGTACATGATGTTTCCATCAAAAGTCTTTCCACCTATTACCAGTGAATCTGTGAACTGCCACAGATACCCCTGGAGGTCATCATACTTACTCCACTGTGCATTCCATACAGGACATCCAAGTGCTCTCCAGTCAATGTAATCTTCCAACCAAGAGTAGCTGGCGTATATACCAGAGTTCAATGGTTTTATATAGTCTAACCAAGCACGGCATATGTTAGTGATGTTTCTACGACTGAAGTCAAAAGAGTGCTTTGCTTTGTATCCGTCAGCATCTTCCATATCAAAAAACACTGGCATTTCAAGCAGTACTCCTGCGTTCTCAATGAGTTTCTTCACCATTACTGCTTCTTGTGCTGCTTGGCTTGGTGTAAGAGCAGTACTGTAGTGATATGCCCCTACTCGCATGCCCACTTCATGAGCACCATTTACATTCTGGAGAAAATTCTCATCTGCATAGTTCAGTCCGTAGGAACAGCGAACAATAGCAAACTCAATTCCGTGCTCTTTCAACAGTTGCCAGTCCACGTCATCATTCCATACGCTTACGTCTACACCTTTCACTGTAATTCCTCCTTACTTATTCTTGAATATCATTCTTCTGGTTGTACCCATCATACAACTTTTTCCAGAGTTCCTTAACAGTTGGGTCATTCTCGTCTAGTATGCTAGAAGTGTTAGACAGCTCAGTGGTCTCTACCTGCTCAACCTGACTGGCTGGGCTACCACTTATAGAATTAGCTTCACCAGACAGCAGCAGATTGAGTTTTACTAACCTGTCTAAGTCTAAAGATGAATCCAAGTCTATCTTACCACTTTCCAGATTAGACTTAAACTGTTCTAAAGCACTATTTACTACATCTAGCATACCACGCTTATTCTTCTTGATTTCCTCTGGAGTTACTACTTGTGTTGAGCTTGTATACTTCTTCATTTGGGAAGATACTGAAGATACCAATGGAGAAGGCATGTTACTCACCTTCCTTTGCCCAATCTTTCATGACATCGTCCAATTGCTCTACCTCTAACACTTTCTTCAAGGTTTCCTCTTTAGGCTGCTGCTGTACTTGTTCCTGTGTCTTTTCTACTTCTACCATAGCAGTTACCTCCTTACAATAAACAAGGAGTGCTAAGTGTATAGCACCCCTCAATTTACAAGTATAATTTCATTCCCTTCTGTGGTGTTATTATTCTGAAGCAGTTTCCTGCTCTGGCTGTTCAACTGTCTGGTTAGCAGTATCTTCTGTAGGTTGTTCCTGAGCCTTATCTACAGCATTCTCCTGCTCAACCTTCTCTGCTTCAGCTGGCTGAGTAGGTGTTGTCTCAGATGGTTGCTCTGTTACTTCCTCTGGGGTGTATTGACGCCTTGGTGACTTGTTTTCATCACGGAAAATGCGTATTCCTTTGGAAGTATTGACTACATAGTAGAATACATCCTTCTTCAGTGGGTACTTGCTCTCCAGATACTTAGTGGCGATGTCGCAACCCTCAATGTAGTATGGATTCTCACTGCTGCCGTTCTGGTAGTAAGCCCACTCACATATAAGACTACCCTTGTATGATTCATTAGTCCCAACAATCGTCATACCAGCAAGATGCTCTGGTATCTTCCTAGGTGACTTCAGCTTATCCCGAACAATATAAGCCAAATACACATTAGGATTAAACTGGTTGTTGTAATTGATGAAGTACCACACATCAGGATAGATTTTGTTCTTGGGTTTACCATCATGGTCTATCATGTACTTATGATACAGCTTATTGGTGATTTCAAACTCCTGTTCAGTTTTGGTGTCTTTTGGAGCCTTTATCCACTCTACAAGTTCTTTACCAAGTACACTAATATTGGTATTGACTTTCTCAAAGGTATTCATGTTTTATGCCTCCTGTAATGGTATAGTTATATGACTCAATAACTTATAATATTGAAATATGGGAGCAAATTGGCTGCTCCCATAATCTATTTCTGTATTTACTTCAGTTATTACAGGTAACACACTCGTACCTCAATGTCCGTCTGGCTGAATACATACTTCACTATCTCACTTACATTGCGCCATAACAGGCAGTCTATACCACAACCAATCTTAGGCATTGCTACTCTGGTAATTCCTCTGCTTATCATGTCTTCACGCATGAGCTTTAGGACTGCTGAAATATTGGCATATTCAGGCTTCTGGTATACATACTTTTTAGTGAGTAGGTTGTACACTACAATGTCTTTTCCGTAGTCCTTAACCTCTACTGGAAGCACCTTCCCACGACACCTCTCAAATCCGTCTACTTGATTTCCATATTGGGCTCTCAGTCTATTCCTCATATTCCACCTGTTAACAAAGTCTACTGCTATCCCACCAGCCATAGCAAAGTCAGCAGATATACAGTGAGCCAGGCAGTATGGAGTATCAGCAGTCTTATTGATACTGAACAGGTTCATCTTTACTTCTTTATAATCCATTACAACTTCTCCTTTATGAGTTTCTCTAGTTCTCCGTGTAATTTAATCAGTATGGTAGCCTTCAATGGCTCTATAAATGTCTTATCGCTCAGTACATACATAATGATGGAGTTCCTGAGTCTATCTATAAATCCATTTGTTTTGTTTTCCTCTTTGTATCCATGCTTTAGAGTACGGATTGCCTCATCAATGACCTTGTTGCCGTCATTTTCCAAGTGCTCTGAAAACTCCTTCAGGGCACGCATGGACAGTTCAGCTGCTACCTCCTGATACAGTTCCCTGAGTTTCTGACTCATCTTATTTGGGTCGAATACACTACAGCTTACAATGTCTATTACCTTTTCATTCAGTTCTCGCTCTGTCATGTCTATTCCTCCTTCATCTGTGGTATATACATGTTATCTGCTACATACTTAGGAATAGGGAAGATTGTGCCTTTACGGTTTCTAGCAATGTAATCTCCAGTCTGTACATGAACACTTCTGCCGTCTGGAAGATAGCAGTACAACTCTCCTGCGTCCTTATACTTCAGCTGCTCCTTATGTAATGCAATGACTGCCCACTCTGGTACGTACCATTTTCCAGACGAATCCATCACGATGAACCAATGCACCAAAGTAAAGGAAAATACTTTCATATCTTCCTTTCTATTTTACTCTTCTTCTTCAATGGAAGGGATGTCTGAAACGTCAATACCTTCTTCTTCCATATCGATTACAATATCATCATAAACATCGTGTATATCATCAAGTTCATCTGCAAAATCATTGAAAGCGGTATAACGATTGAAATTCTCTTTCAGCCAATCAATTGAAACATCATCTGCGAATTTGTCGATAACATCATACGCATCGCCGCTTTCAACATCCCCATAACCATTGAACCAAAAATATTCATCCTGAATATTAAAATCTTCTGTGATACGCATCGCAATAGCACTAGGCGTAAATCCTCTCATTTCATCATCAAATTTGTCCATTGAGAACGGACGTTTTTCTCCCTGTTCATCAAGATAATCGAAGATAATTTCGATTTTGTCATCATCGGAAAGTTCTTCAAACACGTCCGACACCGTATCAAGTTTTACACGATAATCATCTGCAAGTTTGCAAAGTTCTTCCATGCTCTTGTTGTACATTTCTTTCATTTCGCTTTCCATGATAATTACCTCCATTTGGTTTAATTCATTTCCTTATCTCTGCTTATATATTACCATAGATAAATAATTTAGTCAACACTTTTTTATATTCCATCTTTGTGTATGGGAGAATTTTCATCTGCACATCCAAGCGTAAAAGCTGGTTCTTATATGCTTTTGTATATGCTTCTTGGTCTTTATCACGCTTGTACTTCCATAGAATCTGGTCTTTAGGTGCTACGTCCATGTAATTAAGCAAATTAACGCCACGTGGCTGGTATCTAGCGATACAAATGCAAGCGTCAAGCTGCTCCTTAGTGAATTTTCGCATTTTTGCAAAATAGCTGGTGTATATCATATATGTCTCCTACTCTGTCTACCTCATATTATAGATGGAATTTACCTCTTCTGTAAAAAGAATACACCTTATCTTCCAGCTGGTCTATATCCCAGTCCATATCAAATCCCTGAAGCCTGACCTGGATGTTGCCGTTAATGACATTACAGGTGTCCATAATTCTCTGTACAGTGGTGGCTTCTTCTTTACTGCTAGAAAACTCAATTTCAATAGTGTTATTCTCGCTATTAAACGATACACCCCTAGCATATACCTTCTCATTGTAAGTGCTGATGTAAGCAGTCAGTATTCCGTCTTTATTCAGCTGCTCTAGTAGTGAAGCAAAATCCAGTCTATTTATTCCTGTACTCATGTCTACACCTTCCTTTAGTTCACAACATCGAATCCAATCAATTTGAATCCGTCTGGCAGTCCATACTTCTTCTCTTTGTCTTCTTGATGTTCCTTCTGAGTCCTGCTCTCTACAATGTCCGAAGCAGTCAGGAACAGAGCAACATTCTTTCTACGGCTATCATTAATGTCTACTACCTTTTCCATGATTTCCTCCTTATTCTTCAGTTGGTACTGCTTCCTCTACATCATTGCCTACCCAGTAGAAATTTCTCAAATCACTAGGTACAAACTGCTTGCTGTAGGCTATTACCATTGCCTCCTGCGGGCTATTAGCCTCAACCTCAATCGTACCACTCATGGTTACGTCTAACTTTACATCAAATTTCATGGTTATTCTCCTTTCATGTAATACAGATGTCTAACCTATATGCCCCCTCCCTATGATTTAGTAACAATAGGCTTACGAGTAACTACTGGATGCCTGAGAATGTGCCTAGAATACAGCATCATGTTACGTCTCAGTTCCTTTATTGCGTAGCTGTTCTCAGTCACTTTTCCGTTGACTTCCATAAGGTGAATCAACTTAATAAAAACAGCCATTATACCCTGAGTCATTTCCTTGATGTTAGACAGTACATCGAATACCTCTGTTACTTTAGGAGTATCAGAATGTGACAGCTTATATGGATAGCCTTTAGATGCCATTTCAGTGTTTTCCTTAAAAATAGTACCAGTACGTATGGAGAATTCGTCTCCCAGTATACGGATAACAACACGCTTATTGGCATGCTGTACAGAGTAATCACTGAACCCAATGCAGCAGCTTTTCACCTGCTTAGTAGTACCATCAATCTCAATAGTACCATAATTCGTGGAATACGAATAAGTATTGGTATTCTTGTTATAATAACTGGGAATTATGCCAGCTAAACTCTGTTGTAACGCATCCATATAGGTTTTACCTCCTTATAAATAACAAATCAACCCTTCTAACATAAAAGAAGGGCTGATGTATTTTACTCACTATTTATTTGTAAAATCCTTGAGAAACTTGGTATAGTATCTATTTGTCTTCAGGCTATTTTCCTTCATGGCTTCATTGAGCATCTGCTGAAAGGATTCAGTCTCATCCTGCTTCCTATGGGAGTACTGCTGGTGTGGTTTCCTATCAGAAGTCTTAGTAATAGCATCTACTGGTTCTATGTTATAACTACTAACTGAACCTATAGGCAACACCTTATTCACCTCCTATAAATCCAGCACCAGTCTTTAGCCTTATCTCTCAGTCACCTTATAGGAATAAGATTCACCCACCAAGGATACTGGATGAAATCATCTTCCTCTATAAATTCTCTTACTATCATATAGCATAACCTCTTAAGTTGTCGTTATACTATATAATATAAGTACAGTACTACTTGTACTTTTCTGTGTAATAGATACTGGTCAACCTGCTCTCTAAGCTAGTCAGCTGTTCCTCTGCTTCTTCCCTAGAAGAAAAGCAATTACCAGTAGCATAGTGCTCTAAATCTTCCATGCTTCCACTCCAAGGATATTCGTACAGCTGGTGGTTATCTCCCCAACAGTAGTAAATCTGGTCATTGGAAGGCTTATAGGTTATAGGCAGCACCCATTCTGGGTGTATCAAAAGTGCTTCTAGGCTTATTAGCTGGTAGTCTTTCGCAATACCCAAGTTGCCTACTGATGTTTCCTTAGATACTAACCACCAGTCATAGATTCCATTGTTCTTATAGTATACCTGTAGTCCTTCTTCAGAGAATCTAAAGTGCTCTTGTAAACCACTAATTCTGAATTCCTGTAAGATAGATAGATTTAAGTGAGTTTTTATTGTTTTAGCTAGTGCAGTCATATTTAACCTCCTACTCATTGTACATAAGTTCTTTTGCTGAACAATTTTTAAGTAGATTTTTAGTAAAATAGCACCCTTTACACTGGGTCTGCTGAGTGCAGAATCTTTTTATAGTATGTACTGCTGCCTCTACTTCCTTTTCTGTTATCTTGGTTTCTTTCTCATATGTTACTCCTTCTTGGTCTCCTTCTTCAGTATAGAACACTACTTCCCACCAGCCATGATGAGTAGGTGTTTTAACTATCCAGCCTTTACCTTTTGTACGCTCTATCCTTATGAGCTTTCCATCTTCATTTCTAGCTGTATAATGACCTGATTCTAAATGAGCTAAGTTATCAGTCATTAGCTTTCCTTCAAGTTCCATATGCTACCTTCCTATATAATACAAGGGCAGGTAGTACGTCACCTGCCCTTGCTTCCTTAACTGTTACTCACCGCAGATTGCTGCTTGTACTCTGATTGCTGCTGCCTTGGCTTCTTCCTCAGTACGATAGATGTTACCCATAGCAACGCAGGACTGAGACATCTTTCCTTCTGGGTTGAAAACTCCCTTTACTACTTTCACATCACCATCGTGCAGCTTTACAAAGTAGAAAGTATCACCATTAGTTGGCCATACGCTAAGCAGCTGGTCTACTGCCTTGATGATGTCCTCCTTAAAAGTTTCCTCAGTGTAGTCTACCAGTACAAAATCATCTGGATTAGTGTCCAGACGGCAGACTATCATTTTGCCATCGCTATTAGTACTTACAACAATCCTAGGCTGGAATCCACTATTTTTGTCCTTATGTTCTGTATTCTGCCTCTTGTATCCTGCATCAAAGCACAATGCCGTAGGAAGAACATCAAAGAACCTGCCGTCAGATTCTTGTACTCTTACAAAATCCTCATAAATTTCTTTTACAACTACATGTCCAAGGCGTTCAGCTACTACCTTATCACCTACCTGGAAGTCTTTAGCCTTAACAGGACGAATCTGCTTATCACTAAACTGGATGCTACCAACTCCATCTACTCTTACGATGTAGATGGTAGGCAGTCCCAAATGGAGGCAGGTTACTACGTTACCCAACTTACCTTTGTGTTCGCCATCCAATACAATTATGCGCTGATGCTCGCTATACTTATTCACGTCATTTGCTCCTTTCATAATAAAAGCCATGTGCTTAGTCATTTCTACTGCACTCATCATTACTTCACAAGTGATGTTTTCATACTTCATTTTGGAATCTCCTTTCATCAATATAGTAATAGCAAAGGCAAGGCATTTTGTTTTGCCTTGCCCGTGCTTTTACACTTCGATGAATTTTCTTGCTACCCAAATCATTTAGGACTCCTCCTTTGTGTATTCCTTTAGCTCATGTTGAGCTTCTAAATAGGTGTCTGCTGAGAAAATAAAATTTCCACCTATGTAAACCTCATAGTGCTCTCTTACCTTCCTTATGTCTACTTCACCACCCATACGGCTCATACGGCTCATACGGCTCATACGGCTCATATGGCTCATACAGCTCAATGCTACATCACCTCCTGGGTGTCATACTAATTCAGCTTACATAATAAAATAACCTACATAGGATTTTTTACAGCAATCCTATGTAGGTTATATATGCGGCTGGTGTTATATCTGATTGTACTGCTTTTTCAGTTCTTCCTTATACTGCTCCAAGCAGCAGATGATACTGCCAGCAATCTTACCTGCTATAACTGTGTCTTTATCATCAGTTATAAAGGTCTGTACTATCGAGAAAACAGCAGCCTATGTTGCAGGGTACTTATTTCGTTCTGTATGTTATCATAGGTATTTTTATCCATGGTTTTCTCCTTATGCTTCTACAGTATAGGAGTGCTGGATGCCTACTCTGTTATCCATCCATACTGTCTCTTGCTTCTTATTGGTCTTTTCCATTCCTACGTATCTGTTTGGGAATACAGCTTTGAGTTCTTGGTTAGGTGACTTAGAGTTCCTCATTATGTCTCTAACCTTTTTCAACTCAGAAACAGTCAACGCATTCACGGTCTTTACCAATACTCTCATCTGTACGTTCCTCCTTATTGTCTGGATGCATTTCTGTTATTTCATATGCTATTTTCTTATCTGTACGTTCCAGTTCAGCTATCAACAGAGCAGCAGCCTTTACTAATTCATGTCTCCTGCCTGAGCAACCTATCTCTGGGGTAAACTTTTCCTTATTCCATGGCCACAGTCCTTCGTAGTTACCTCTCATCTTAGAAGGAATAGAGTAGTAGGCAGCTGCCATAGTTAGCTGCTCCATGTTCCACTGGCTATTGAACTGAGTATCATACCCACGTTCAATCTGATTTTGTCTTTCCTGTAAGATTTCTTGAATTACTGATTCTGTGCTCATAATTGATTACCCTCCTGTATGGTAGGGTGATTATTTGCTTCCTTTATGTTCCTTTGTAGGTTTTTCTATTAGTTCATCTAGGTAAGACTGATATTCCTTTTCTCCTTTAGGAGTGTGGGAAATTGATTGCCCTTCATTTTTACCTATCGGTCTTTTACGGTGTGCTGGTGGTTGTCTTTTAGGGTGTTTCATATTACATATCCCTTCCCTGTATCTTAGCCAGTTGTGCGTTAGCACGGTCTACCTCTCTACGCTGGTGAAGTTCTTTCAGCCATTCCTTTATCTGAATGTACTGTTCTCTTACATTGGCAGGAATCACGTTAGGCTGTTTTAGGTTGTTCTCCATATGGTTTATTACACCAGGCAGAGTTATTTGTACTTTGTTCATCTTATATCTCCTTACCATAGTTTACAGACAACCGTTCAAAGCGGTGAAGCTGCTTAACTCCTGGATACTTGTCGTGGTCTACCTCTGATATGAACATTTCCAAAGGTCTAGCACAGATTTTATGGTTTCCGTACAAGGCTTTATAAACTACCAAAGGCTCACCACTTTCACTGTGGTACGCTATAGCTACAATTACATACAAGTACTTGGGTGTTCCATGTTCATCTGGTGAGAGGAATTCACGCTTGAAGTGTTGTACTATATCTCCCACTCTGAGCCTTCCATTGTCCAGTACTCTATCGTCTATCATATTGTTGTTCTCCATTTTATTTTTGCCCTCCCTAGAATTACACAGCTGTAGTGTGGCGTTCCTTCAACCACTTTTCCACTTTCTTCTGTATTTCTTCCTCTGAGTACTCACCTGAAGCCCTTAGATACTCTTCATAGTACTCAGTGGTCTGGTAGTAAGAATCCTCAATCTGAGCTATCTTAGACACTGCTTCCTTGCGTTTATCTTCTGGAATATAAGAAATCAGGTGGTCAATTATAAGACTGTATTTAGTGTTCTCAATGTCTCTGAGGTGTTCCATACCAAAGTTAGTGAGGAATCCATGATTTCCATCTGTCAGGTCATTCTTTAGCTTTATAGCAGCCATCATTACGGCTGGTGTGATTGGTCGGTCTGCCCACTCCTGTAGGGTTTTATATCCTCCCTGAATCAGTAAATCTAGGGCATCAATTTCTGATTTAAGTTTATCGTGTGAAGACTGAGTCAGGACATCATTCTTATTGAATAGAGGTTTTCCTGCTATTCCTACCATGTGGTCAATTGATATGCCGTCCACAAGGCACTTCCTACGCATTTTAGCGTATTCATATATCAGCGGATGGCTTATCTTGAAGCCATGTTTTACTATCCACTTGTGTACCTGACCTGGTGATTCTCCTTCGTCCAACATCTGGTTTACTTGGTCTATCTTTTTCCATTTACATAGTTCAATAAGTTTGGGTGATACTCTAGGAAGTACCACCTTGTTATTTTTACGTATTGGTGTTCTTTCTATTTCTGCCATGCTTATCCCTGCCTATACTTTTATACCAGTTTACTTATTACCTCAGTGGGATTTTTATATTCAAGTGTTCAATGGGAAATTTACAATCAGGTTTTACCAAGGAAAATTTGGAAGCAAATACCCCTATTTTAACTGTAAATAAACTAGTAGAAGATAAATTTATTTTTATTATCTTCCACTTCCATTGTACCCACGTTACTTATGTAATATCTAAACTGGAACAAATTGTCGTCAGTTTTAGGGATTAAACAGAAGGAGACAGGATTATATTTCTCTGGCTGACAGGTTATATACTTCCATTTTCTTACTGTAAGCACTGGCTATATCGTTCAGCAGCTTATTTGGTTCTACAATTGTGCTTATCCAGTCTGAGTCTAGCAGCGTCCACTCTGTTCCGTCTTTCAGCCTAGCTATAATCATGTAGTGAGTTTTCTTGTAGGAAACATAAATAGTAGATATATCATCAAAGTTAACAATAGTATCATGAGCCAAGATTATCATTAGTTTTATCTCCTTCCAAGTATAAACTGTTCATCCACAGTCTAGTTAGTGCTAAGGCACGCTTGAATCCCTTTACATATTCGTCCTTAGTTTCTATGTTCATTACTGCCATTTCCTCATTTGTCTGTATAAAATCTACCAGTGAAGAGAACATGCTCTCTGCTTCCTCTGATGGAGGTACGTTCTGAAATTGAAACTGGTAGTCTGGAATAAGGTCAGTAAATGTTGTAGCATTCTGTACCATTACTACATTTAGATTCTCTGTTATAATTGGATGTCTATCCATTTACTGTTCCTCCATAGTGTCCTTGAAACTGTATGCATACGCATCTGCTGCGTCTATGATTCTGTTCGCTCTGTGATTATCTGCATCATCACTTAATTCGTCATAAACAATGCCCATGAAATCTTTTCTCGCGTTAGAATTGTACGAGCCACCATTTCTGCGCTCTTTCAGTTCTTTTAGCCATTCTGCAAGTTGTCTATGTTCTGCTCCGCAAGCGTCACATTTTGAATCTGCGACTTCTTCGCAATGCTTAATTGCTTCTTCCAGTTTCATCGTCAATCCTCCTATAATCTGAGCAATCTATTTCACTGTAAATACTGGTCTTTCGATTACACCTGCATCAATAGTCCAATCTGAAACCATTCTCTGCGTTGAGCTAATCGGCTTTACAATATGGCTTCTACCAATTAATGCGTTTTCACATTCTATGCATTTTGCCATTACTCAGACCTCCTGTTGGCTATATCTTTGATATTGTTCCTCCATAATGGTGTTTTCCGTATTCCTTTAGCTGGTTCCACAAGCTCATGGACTTCTTACAGTCGTCATCAGTAGCCTCATAAGTGACTAACTCTCCACCACCTATGAAGCACTTAGTGATATTAGTTAGGTTTTTATCCTTAATAAACTTGTCTACTAAGTCAAAGTCTGCTGTACAAGTTCCTATGTTACATCCAGAGGTTGCTTCAAATAGGCAGTTCATACCGTAACACATTTATGCTCGCCCCTCTGAAATAGTCTGAGATAACTCTTTTCTGCAATCCTTACATAAGGCAACCTGTAAAAGTGGAGTTCTGTATGGACCAAATCTATCACCATTATTTTTGGGTTGCCAGTCCAGCATCTTTACGTCTGAGTCCTGACCTGTCTTACCACAGATGTAACAGGCTACATGGTCTACCTTGAATAGCTGCATTTACCTCACTCCATTCATGTCCCTATTACGGTAATTCTTGAGCATTATAAGTAGGCTCTTGTTAATCTCTATCTGGTTTGCCATGTACTCTATCATAAGTGGTGCGTCCAACCTTCTGATTGTAGACACTGATAATCTCTGCCTGATGCTCTACTAATTTTTCACAGTTCTCCAACAGTACATCATGATGATGAGCAATTCTGACATCACCCTCACTCAGCTTAGCTATAGCAGTTTTCACTATATCCATGTTTTACCTCCTATAAATTGTTGTTATCAATTTGCTGATGTATTACTCTCCAGCTACAGCAGTCATTATCTTTTCCATGGTTTCTTTACTTATCTCTTGTGGCTCTCCTATAGATATAAGCCAAGACTGCCTTAACTCTTTCACTACCTCTGCTGCTCCATCTATCATCTTAGTCATTTCAGACAAGTCATCCTGTTCTTTAGACTTATGTAGAAATACTAAACTGTCTAAAAATGTTATGGCATTATCTACCTTAATCAGTAGGTCTTTTTGCTCTCTTTCCATTTATATCACCCACACATCAATATTGAAATCGCTATTACGAATATGACTTTTATCCAAGTCATTATTTCCCTGTTATTTCTCATCCACCTATTCAATCTACTCTCCACAAGGAACACCCTCCTTCACCTCTATGTTTTCCATGTACTCACACAGCCTTACATATTCCTGCTTATTATCCTCCTGAATTGCATATGTTAGTTGAGCCATCCAACTATCCATTCTACTACATTTATCAACCTTTACTGGACAGTAGAAACACTTGTGAGCATCAGAATGGTGCTCAGAATAAAGAAATGCGTACTCACAAGCGTAACAGCTATTAGGTATAGTCCTATTATCACCAAGATACTTACTGCGAATAATCTCTTTAGCTTGAACAAGACCAACCCTCCTTGTTAGGTCATAATTTTTCTTCATATGGTTCCATAGTTTCTTGTGTTTATCCCACTTAAATACTATGGGGGCATTCATCACTTTTTCTCCTTCTTAGCCAAGTCCTCAAGAATACTTATGATTTCTTTACGCTGATTGGTGAGTGCTTCCTTGATTTCGTTATCAATAGCATCATTCAGCATCTGATAATCTTCCTTGGAAAAGTGATATTTAGCAGCCAACGTAGTAACTACATCATATTTTTCAGCTTTTTGCATTTTATAACCATCTCATTCCATAATTCTATGGCGTACTCCAAATTAGCCTCATCGCACTCCATCTTGTTCCAGCAGTCTAAGCAGCCTACATAATACCATTTATACTTAGCAAATCTAACTGAAACATTAGTGGAATCGCATACCGTACAGTATTTCTCTATCAAATTATTTGCTTCTTCCAAATCCTTAATCAACTTTATCACCATTAACCTGTATGTTATATATCAACTGACATAATTCCTCAAACTGAGTAGTAACTGCCCTTACAGATGTTTTCCTGCTCTTTGCTATATCCTCTATAGAATGACGTTTTATAAGAATTTCATTTATGAGTTCTATGTGTTCTTTATCCTGGATTTTATCCCATGGTATACTGGCTATTCCTTCAGCCCTAACTAATTCGTGTTCCGTATAGGTATCTTTCTTGTCCTCATATGATACTAGGTCATCCATATCCATAGTATCATCACTATCGTATTGAACAAGCACTTGTTCAGTATTTTGTACTTTTTGGGTTTTCATCACCCAGTGGTATACTCTTTGTCTTAGGTGAAACTTGATATACCCTGTAAAATCTACACCCCTACGTGGGTCATACTTATGTGTAAGTTCTATGAATTCTGACTGAATCTGACTATACAAGTCCTGAGAATCCATTTGCTGATTAAACATTCCATCATAGGAACAGAAGTATCTGTACATAGATTGTATTAATGGGGAAAATCTCTCTAACAGTACTTCCTTATCAAGAAATTTAGGATTCATCTCAGCATTGCGTCTATTGAATGCTAGTATGGGTTTTCGGATGACTTTGGTGGTTATAGGGTGTCTCTTAATCTTAGTTATGGATTTTCTCAAAGGATTCACCCCTTTATATCTGGTCTAGGTAAACAATAGACTGTTCACCTGTCATTATTCTAATAGGGTCAATAGGTCTGGTAAGATAGCATCTAAAATTGCCATTCTCGTCATAAAATGCTTCCTTACCTCCACTGTGTGTTATCAGTACGAAATGGGAAAATACATTTCTGCTAGTCTTTTCTAAGAGAATAGCGTATTTTCCCATGTGTTCAGTTATTTGACTTTTTATGTTGTTCTGTAACTCTAAAGATTTTTCCTTAGTTAGTTTTACACTTCTCTTGCGTTTTTTCACTACATTTTCCATTGTTCTATCCTCATCATTTGTCTATACGGATAGACTTAAATACTGGAAAACTCAGTGATAAGCCACCATTTTTATTCTTAGTCTCAGCCTGGTATGCTACCTCTATAGTCTTACCTACAATGTTATTCTTATTGTCCCAGTAAGTCTTTCTGTCTGAGTCATTCCAACCACTGCCAACACCCAGCTGATAGCCTTTATAATCGCAGTATACACCACCCATCATTCCTTCATACTTTCCCGTACCCTCATAGACATCAGTAACTACTAAATCTATAGTGTCCATGAGTTTCATCTTTAACAGGCTTTTGCTACGCTTCCACTCATAGTAGGAGTCAGCATCTTTTACCATAAGTCCTTCCCAGCCAATGTTTACAAACTGATGGAATTGTTCTACTATTTCCTTCAGGTCATCTGGATTAGACTTATGATACACTCTGGAAGTAGGCACTACCATTATGTCTTTCAGTTCTAATGGCTTTACCATTTTATTGAGGTTATTCAGTCTTTCTTCATAGGTCTGGGTAGACTTCCTAACAACCCACTCGTCAATAGGAATCATATCAAAGACATTGAAAATTCCCTTCTTGTTGTCCTCCTTAGAGAAGGCATGACTCATTACCTCAGAGAACAAATCTCTATTGGCTATAACCTCATTAGAGTGAGACTTCACATTACTCTGAATCCAATCAAACAACTCAGGTGCTACTATTTCTCCATCATACACAAATCCTCTAGGTAGCTTAGTAGCAGATTTTTCAAGGTCTTTGTACCCCTTAACATACTTACCATTCCTAGTACGGATAATAACCTCACCAGACTCCAAGTGGTGTATGTTAAGTCTATATCCATCTATTTTGTACTGAGTGACTATATTGTCTGGCAGCTGCTTCAATGCTTTAGGTGTATTAAGTCCCAGGTCTTCAGGTGCTATCTTGTCAGCTAATAGTACTTCATACGTAGGAATGAGTCCTTTGAATGCCTTATTGATACCCTTATCAGCCAAACCTATACACAAGTCCTTACCGATAACTCTGGTATACCACTTGTATTCTTCAGGATTACATCCAGACAGGAATACAGACAATTCATTGATAGCTTCATTACCAGTTACTCTACGCTTGCTAAAGTCTACTAGCATATCCAAAAATTCTTGGTATCTTACAGGAAGCACTTCATTATTAGTGCAAGAGTCAATAGAAACAGGGATTTTCTTGATATAAAACTGAAGATAAGGATTGTATGCTAAATACAGTAGGTTCTTTAGCACCTTATTATCTGCATTTTCCTGTAAAATTTCCTGCTTTGAATTCAATGAAGATACTTCCTCGATTGAATCCAATGCATTAAATGCTGCCTTAATTTCATCTACCATTGTGATACCCCCTATAAAACACATTTATATAAGTAAAGAAACCACATAGTAAATCTCAGCTAAATATGAAAAGCACTACCCATTTTATAGGATAGTGCTTTTCTCTTACTTGGAAAAATCAACAATATTTCCAGTTTTCACATCTATTATATGTTGGTTACTGCTTCCTCTATATGGAAGGTTCAAATCTTTCAAGGATTCAATGAATCTCCCATCTACCAGATAATCCAAAGCATACGCAAAAGGCTTTATGATGTCCTTGGCTTGCTCCCACTCATATCCAGTATACAACCAAGTCTTTACTTCTGGATGAACCTGCTTTACAGCATTCAGTATAAATCCTACTGTCCACCTGTTGAATGGGTGAAGTGGGTCACCACCAGATATGGTCAGTCGAGATATATAGTCTGGCTCTAAAGTTTTCAACAGAAAATCCAAATCCTTACCAGTATGGTCAAAGTACCTACCAGATTTTCTATCCCAAGTCTGAGGATTATGACAATTCAAACAATGGTGCTCGCAACCGCTTACCCAAAGTACTGTACCAATTCCTAACCCATTAGCTGTGTCAAACTGAGTTATTCCATGTATATTCATAAGTTTCACTCCTTAGTTGTTATGCCATTTCCTCCTAAGTGAACGAATCTATCCTTGATTTCTGCAGTTCTTCCTTGAGACCAGAAATTTGCTCCTATATAACCGCATGTACGTCTTGCTACATTCATCTTGTTCTGATTGGTATTTCCACACTGGGGGCACTTCCAACCTAACTTACCATGTTCATCAGTATAAATAGCAATATCCCCAGTATATCCACACTCATGGCAGTAGTCAGATTTAGTATTCAACTCAGCATACAAAATGTGGTCATACATGTACTTTATAACTTCCAATACTGCTGGAATGTTATCTTCAAGGTGACCAGTCTCAATGTAGCTAATAGCACCGCCTGGACTGAGCTGCTGGAATTCAGCCTCAAAATTGAGCTTCTTAAATGGGTCAATTTCTTCTCTAACATTTACATGGTAGCTATTGGTGATGTAATCGTGGTCTGTGATGTCCTTAATGATACCAAACCTCTTCTGTAAACACCTAGCAAACTTCCCTGTAGTGCTCTCAATAGGAGTACCATACAGACTGTATGCTATATTCTCAGCCTTTCTCCATTCAGCACACTTATCATTTAACTTACGCATAATAGCCATAGCAAATGGTTTAGCTGAATCATCCGTATGAGATTTACCAGTGATAGCTTTTACGCACTCATAAAGACCAGCATATCCCAGAGAAATAGTTGAATACCCACCATACAGCAGCTTATCAATCTTTTCGCCCTTTTTCAATCTAGCCAAAGCACCATATTGCCAGTGAATTGGGCTCACATCGGAAATAGTACCTTTAAGACGTTGATGACGCTGCTGAAGTCCTCTGTGACACAATTCCAATCTTTCTTCAAAGATGCTCCAGAATTCATCATATACATCAGTATTCTTAGACTTAGCCTCACGGACTGCTGTGAGTGCTACATCAGGAAGGTTGATTGTTACAACACCCTGATTCATTCTTCCATATGTCTTATAGTGTACATAGTCAGGAGTCAAAAAACTTCTACAGCCCATAGGAGGATAAGCCTTGGGACAAATTTGATTCTCTGATATTCCATGTTTTTCCATTATTTCTTGAGCAGCATTTTTCAAAGTATTCAAGATAATCACCTCATTATTTACAATCCCACAAATCAAGAAAACACTTTCCAAAAAGCTCTTTTCCACGATTGTATTTCTTTTCGTACTCTTTAGCATCATATTTATCAGAAAATTCATGGCAATGAGTAATCTCGTGAAATGTGAAAATCATATCATCAAGATGTTTCTCCCAACCATCTTCTGACGTATCGCAAGGAACGCTATATCTTTTTGCGTTCTTAAAAGCAATGAGACCTTCATAAATATACCATACTTGGTCATCATCAAAAGCATATACTCTATTTAGATTTTTGTCAATTCTTTCTAGTTGACAAATACGTGCTTTATCAGTTATAACATAACTATAGCTCACCCATGTACTAGAAATAAATTCTATAAG